TAATGGAATACCCGCAGCCAAGCTTCCCTGTTTCGATATTACGAGAGACGAGAAGAAGGTTCAGAGACTAAACAGAAATCCGTGATAAATGAAGGAGTAGTAATCCTGATATCATGTAAGATATAGTCCAATAGTTCTCCGAAAGGAGAAATGTTAACTACAGACGTAACGTATTTATGCCTAAGTTAAGAAAATATGGCATAATGTAGTGATATGGAAATGAACGTGTTTTTGCCACAAGACCCTGATGCAAGGGCTGAATTGGCCAATTTATCAACAACAATGCATAATATTATGTCAAGTCAATCCACCAAAAATGTTATTTGTATTACTCAAGATGCCTTATTGGCAGCTTATTTATTAACCAAAGATGATTCCGAAATGGATCGTGCACGTTTCTTTGATATCTGTATGAAAGGCGATGGATGGACATCGGATTACATCTTGGAAAGATTGGATTGGATCCAAACAGTTAGCAAGAAAGAAGGGTACAATATCCCCATGTATTGTGGCAAAAATTTATTTTCGTTAATGTTGCCTAAAAATTTCAATTACTCCAAGAAAAATGATACGCGCAAAGACCAACCCATCGTGAAAATCGTCAAGGGGGTAATGCTTGCAGGCGCAATGAGCAAATCGCAATTGGGTCAAGGTCATAACACCATCATCCACGTCTTGCACAAAGAATATGGAATGGAAAAAGCGATCGATTTTCTGAACAATGTGCAATTTATCGGAAACCAGTACCTGATTCATAGATCCTATACGATCGGAATTGAAGATTGTATCGCCAAATCCGCTAAAAAAATCGAAGAAATCGCGTACAGATGTTTCATCGAGGCCAAAGATACAGAGGCTTCCATTTCGCACAAAGCAATCCGTGAACTAAAAATCAGTGCAATTCTTGATAAAGCGCGTGACATGTCCCTGAAAATATCAAGAAACGATTTAAAAGAAGACAACGGGTTTGTAGGCACAGTTACAGCTGGTAGTAAGGGAGAATATTTCAATATCACACAAATTACAGGTATGTTGGGACAACAGAATCATATGGGAGCGAGAATCAAACCGACTCTAAATCGAAATAAAAGGACATTGCCACATTATCCGATGGAAAATCCGACAATGGAACAAGAGTTTGAAAGTCGTGGATTCATTAAAAGTTCATTTTTGCGTGGCATGAATCCACAAGAATTCATTTTTCACGCAATGTGTGGAAGAGAGGGAATTTCACAAACTTCAATGAATACTTCTTCTTCTGGATACATCCAACGAAAAATGGTAAAGGTTATGGAAGATATCCAGGTGAAATATGATGGAACTGTGAGAAATACGAACGATTGGGTATTCCAATGGGCATACGGAGGAGACGGGTTTGATCGAACTGAATGCGTCTTTCAGCCGAAAGAAAACAATGTTTTTTTCGCAGACGTAAACCAAATTGCTAGCAGATTAAACAATGATTTCGAGGATCAATAATTTTTATATTTACAAATGTAAAAATGAGTTCGGGTATAAATAATTTTTTGTATTTAATAAAATGAAACTACTCTTATTTTTAATTGTCTTAATTTTATTTTTAATTGTCTTAATTCTATTAAGAGTCTTTATAATACATAAAGAGAATGAAGAAACGAAAAAGAATCTTTACAAATATCTAGAAAATTTTGTAAAAGATGTGGATAGATACAATTCCATTTATCCACGAAAAGTGATTACCATCCCTGTTTATTACATAAATATGGATAAAAGTACAGATAGAAATGAGTGGATGAAAAAACAACTGTTAAATGTCGAAAGATCTTATCGAGTACCTGCTGTAAATGGGTACAAAATCAAGAATAAAAAACATGATATGGTAGATGGAATCGAATTTTACAATCAATTCGAACTTACATTACCTGAAATTGGGTGTACATTATCGCACTTGAAAGCGATACAAATGGCATATGAAAATGGAGAAGAAATGGTCATTATTATGGAAGACGATATTTATATAGACATGATAAATTTATTGGACTATCGTTTAGAAACATTAGTCGAAAATGCACCAAAAGATTGGGAAATTATTAAATTGGTCAATAATTCTACTCTTATAGGTAGTGCATCTGTCTATAAAAATCATTCTTATATTATGTACGATGGAAAACCAGCGTATTCTGCAGGCGCGTACGTAATTAATCGGAAAGGTATGAAAACTCTTTTAGATGTTTGTGGCACTAATCCGTATCATTTAAGTAATCAAAAAAGTGGTGAGACAGACAGTTTCTTATGGGAAGTTTCAAACCGTGTTTACATACTTGAACCATCTGTTGTCACTCATATCAACACTGAATTAAGTAGTACTATACACGATGATCATACAGTAGGACACTTGTACGCATCAAAACGTATCATTGAGAAGTATAAAAATAATTTTTCAAGGAGTATTTCTGAATCTAATTTGAAAATATTAAATCTTATTATTTACAATGAGAACGAAGAACATGAAAGATTGATGAAAAAAGAATTAGAAATTTATTTAGAAAAATTTCCAAATGTAATTTTTTATTTTATTGCCTACAGAAATCAGAATGAAGACATAATGAATGAAAATAATTGTATTTATTTAAAAGGTAAGGAAGGATTTATTCCACAAGTTCTCGATAAGACCATTATTGCATTAGAATATTGTTGTTTTGTTTTAAAAATAAAGTTTGATTTTTTTGTAAGGAGTAATGTATCTTCCATTTTAAATTTTGACAATTTCCCGATTTTTGAATTATCATTTGATAAATGTTATTCAAGTTGTTTTATGTTGAAACTTGAATGGTTAGATCCAAAGTTTGGAATTAATGAGAAAAATTTTAATAAACTAAAAGGAACAAAATTTGCATCAGGTACAAACATAATTATGAGTAGAGATGTAGTCAATTATTTACTAGAAAACAAAAGCCAAATAGATCGAACAATAATTGATGATGTATCAATCGGATTTACGTTACAAAAATTTGTAAAAGAAATCAAAAGAAGTTTCTCTGAAAATAAGATTGATAAAAATGTGTTTGTGATTCGAAATAAAAGTCTAAATCGTTACGATGATGTTTTGCGAATGAAAAAAATGAATAAGAACGTCATACGCTCCGAAAAATGTTTAATTATTAGTGCTAATTTTGGTAGTATTGACACAAATAATTTAATAAGTGACATGATTTTGTATGATGATAGTTGTCCGTTCCCAAAAAAGGATTTAAGCAATAGATTACGAGCTAAATATTTTAGAATGTGTTCACATCAAATACATCCTTCAATACCTTACTTTATATGGGTAGATTCAAGTATTGTTTTAAAAGAAGGCATTATAGACTGGATGATGAATCAATTGGGTGATTATGATGCGATCTTTTTCAAACATTCTAAACGGTCTTCTATTGAGGATGAAAAAGATTTTGTAGTGAAAAGAATAAATGAAAAATACATAAAAGTTCGTTATGGCGATGATAATATGGAAGAACAGGTTCAAGAATATTTGAATGAAGGTTTTCCTGATAATTTATTAATAGAATCCGGATTATTTTTAAGAAGAAATACGGAAAAAGTAAACCGTGCATTTGAAAACTGGTTTATCGAACAACTTAAATGGTCTTTACAAGATCAATTGAGTTTACCTTATATACTATGGAAACACAACATAAATTTCAAGTTGATAACAGAGTATGATGTATATAATGGACCTTTCCATAAACATATGGGTCACAAAATTGAAGACTGAAAAAGCTCGATTTTAATTAATATTTGATTTTTTAGAGTGTCTATAGAAAGAAAAAAATGTTTTTGAAGATGCCAAATTGCTAACAGGTTAGACAATGATTTCGATGATCAATAAAAATTTTTATATTTACAAATAATTTAATTATCTGTAAAATCTATTTTTCAAATTTCTAGACAAAAAATAAAATCCCAACCCACAAATTTTGTGTGTGTTGAAATTTTATTTTTTCTAGAATCAAAATCTTTTTTTAATATTGAAACTAAAAATTTTTAAAGCAGAACAGGTCAAATCACTTTTTTAGAAAAAAATTAGAATAATAAAAATTTTTGGAGTTTTTGAAAAATTTTTGAAAAATCTTGAGAATTTTTGAAAAATCTTGAGAATTTTTGAAAAATCTTGAGAATTTTTGAAAAATTTTGGAATTTTTCCAAAAATTTTGGAAAAATAATGTGATTTTTCCAAAACCGTTGGAAAAATAATGCGATTTTTCCAAAACCGTTGGAAAAATAATTTAAACAATTTTTCAATAATAAAATGAAGGTTGTTTGTGAGTTTTGTAAATCAACTGTTTCATCTAAATATATACTTAAAACACACCTTGAAACAAATAAAACATGTTTGGCTTTAAGAAATTTAGAATTGCAGAGTAATTTCAAGTGTAAAGCTTGCAATCTAATATTTAAAGATAATATAAAATTATCTAGTCATCATGAAAGCTGTATTCCATTTAAAATGTTAAAGATGTCTGTTGAAATTAAATCGGAATTTGAAAAAGAAAAACTTGAATTAATAAAGTCATTCAAAGATGAAAAACAATCAATGATCGATTCCTATGAAAAAGAAAAACTTGAGTTAATAAAGTCATTCAAAGATGAAAAACAATCCATCATTGAATCTTATGAAAAAGAAAAAATAATCCAGATTCAAACTATCAATGAACTTCAGAATACAATTAAACAGAATGAGAGAACGATAAAAGATTTACAAATTCAAAATGATAAATTGTTTGATTCAATAAAACAACTTGCTAGTCAAGCAATTGAAAAGCCTACTGTTGTCACGAATAACATTAAGAATAATTTTTCTGAAAAATATTTTTTGGATAGTTTATGTGCAGATGATATCAAAAGAAAATGTCAATCCTATCTAACAGAAGAAGTTTTTATGAAGGGTCAAAGAGGAATCGCTCAAATGTGTACAGAACATATCATCAAAACGAATGATAATAAAGCATTAATGATATGTACGGATACAAGTCGGAAAAAATTCAAGTATATTGACGGAAATGGGAATATGAAAGAAGATTACGAAGCAAGAACTTTTACTGATAAAGTCAGCAAACCTATAAAAGACATGAGTAAAATCTTGTACGAAAACATTTTATCTGACGTAAATCACGAGAAAGATATCGTGGACGAAGAAGATTATTCACGAAAATCTTTTTTGAATGGAAAGAAAATGAAAGCAATTGATTGTTTTGCACAAATTAGTTGTTTTGATCACCCTGATTTGAATACAGATTACAAAAATGAATTGGCTATACTCAACAAATAAATTGAAGATTTTTTCCAACACACATTTTTTGTGGGTTTTATTTTTTTAAAATTTTGAAAATCTAATTTCAATTGATTTACTAATTCAGTTTGGTAACTAAGGATTTACACACAATCTTTGTATCATCGATTATGAAAAAGTAAAATTGATTTCTTTTGAAATAAAAAAAAGTCAAGAAAAGGATGGCACTTGTTTTTAAACGAGCAACAAATAATTCTCCGTATGAAATATTCCGATTTCCGAATCTAAAATGGGTCGATAAAAAAAAAGTCGAATTGACTCTTGAACAGAAAAAACAAATTGAACAAACGGTATCAAACGGCCTTGAAATTCAATTAAAGAAAAAGATGGATGGAATTCGTATCTACGATCGTCATATCAGTTCATATGAATCAGACTATATCAATGAATTGCTGCAATCTCCCGTCGGAACAATTTTCAGTTGGGTGCGTGTCAGAAAGACGGAGCTGGATCTTGAAGAATCCGATACCATTTTCATGTATAGGGCAAAAGATCAATTGTGGCATGGATTGATTGATGAAAATATCATTTATTTTAGCAAGTTTGTCTACGGAATGAAACCAGAAGAATGGAAATTAGCTGTAGCAGTCTCTAAAACAAACTATAAAGATATTGATAAACTTGTCAAACATTTCGATGACGCATTGTACGGATCCCCAAAAGAGAAACAGTACAATTACAGAATGGCATGGAATTACATACGTGATATCATGTTTACCTTGAAAGATCCAGAGATTTGGTGTGAGTTGGAGGAGATTGCACGCACAAATTGTTAATTTAAACATAGTTTAAATTAGTTTAAAGAACGATTCAGTCGACTTTGAAATTAAAAATATTAATTAATGTTTTTATAAATGTATACTCTTCATGTTATAATTAAAAATGGATTTTTGGTAGCATATTTTGTGAATATGAGACAACCTTTCTCTACACAAATCATATACGATTCAGATGGAAAACCAGCTTTTACAAAAACACACGGTGGTTTAGCAACACATATCAATTATACGATTAAAAAAATAGAGGATTGTCAAGATACAGATGAGGTTAATATAAAGCATAAGAACATGATTGATGTTGAGATTAAATTGTTCAAACAGACAACGAGGATTTTGACTGATGATGTTATTACCCATTTCAAGTACAGAAAAAACCGATGTTGTTGCTAAAAATCCATTTAAATAGGTCACGATTATAAAAATGGAATTCTCGATTCCGCAACTTGGATTTACAAATACGGGCGCGATTTGTTATTTTAATGCATTAGTTCAGTCTCTTTTATCCTGTAAAACATTTGTAGAATTTATATGTAAAGAAAAACAAGAATCGATCTTCTACCTATTTTTTAAATTCATTGCTTCTGAAAAAAAATGGGATCCGTACTTTACAAGCAAAATGCTTCATGTCATGAAATGTTTTGAACCGAATCAGAGTAGCAGTGAATACTTTTTGAAATTATGCGATCATGAAAAACTGGACGATTTATTTAGCACAAAAAGTGAAACTGTAACGACTTGTTCTGTATGTAAGAATGAGACGAAAATGATGGATACTTCTGTATACATTGTGATTGATAATGATATGAATGAATTTTGCGAAACTAAACGAGAAGTCGACGATTTTAAATGTGACAAGTGTGCTCAAAAAGTGAATGCGACAGTTGTTTCTCGGATTAAAGAAATCAGTCCAATTATGGTTTTTAGTTTCAATAAATATTTTTCCAAAAAGAATATTCCTTACCCGAAAGGATTTGTTGTGGATGGAGACAAACAATACCGTCTTGTATCAACTGTTGAACACCAAGGTGTATTACAGGGCGGTCATTATTTTTGTCGGACGGTACGAAACGGTGAATTGGTGAATCTAGATGATACGAGCGTGTCAAAACTGAATGATATGGAACCGACAGAAAATACGTACATGATTTTTTACGAAAGAATTAAATAATCTATAATAAATGACAACACAAGATAATTTCTCGGGGTTGAATATTGGAGATTCTGTTTATATAGGTAGCCCGTGCTTACCACGCAGCGGAAAATTTGAAATCGTCGGATTCTTACAGAACTATGTGAATCTAAAAGATTCTAAAGGAAACGTATTTTCAAGTCCAGTAGGATGTATCAATAAAAATGAAAAGGTTTCCACCGATTTTAGAGCTAAGAACGAAACGTGTCAACAACGCTTATCTAAAAAAATTGGAATCAATATGAGTGAATGGAAACAGGGGAGATATGTTTCGAAAGAACAGGCGATTGCTGTAGCTTACTCTCAGATTAACCAAGAGTATCCCCATTGCAAACAACATTTAAAAAAGTCGACAAAGAAATCGCCAAAGAAGACAAAGAAATCGTCAAAGAAGTCGCCAAAGAAGTCGCCAAAGAAGACAAAGAAATCAAATAAAATGAAATAAAATCGATAATTTAAATTCATAATGTATTTAAATTAAAATGGAAACAGATTTTATTTCAATACCGCTTTTTGAACATCAAAAAACTAGCATTCAGAATATGGAAGTGCTCGAAAAAAAAACGTCAGTTCTCGTAGATACGGATACAATCATTGAAACACGTTTTGGTATTCTGGCCGACTTACCTGGTTACGGAAAGACCTTATCCATCATTGGTCTGATTGGAAAGACATTGTATGATGATGAAGACGAATTCTTCTTTAAAGAAAAAAAGGAGGTGTCCATGTTTGTATCCAAAGTAAAAACGAGACGTCTTGAACAATTGTCAACCTCGTTGATTCTTGTCAACGTATCTCTCCTCTCTCAATGGATCACCGAACTTCAACGATCATCACTTCGTTACATTGCCGTGTACGCAAAAGCGGATATTGAAGGGATCGACATGTCAAAATACGACATTATTCTTGTATCTCACAACGTCTACAATTTATTTTGTCAAGTCTATCGAAACAAATGCTGGAAACGGTTTGTGATTGATGAACCAGCAAGTTTACGTATTGTATCCATGGAAGAAATTACCGCGAAATTTTACTGGTTTGTAACTGCAACTCCGTACGAATTGTACCCTCGCAAACGATCTGGGTTTGTCAGCGATATGTTACCTGAGTTTGAGTGGATAAAATACCTGATTGTCAAAAACGAGGACCAGTATGTAAAGATCAGTTACGAGATGCCGATCACCAATCATATTTATTACACAATCTCATGTGATATGTCGAAATTGTTTGAAGGGCTTGTGAATTACAATACGCTCGAAATGATGCAAGCGGGTAATATCTGCGGCGTATTATCTTCATTTGGAAATATATCCGATACGATCATTGAATCTTTCCGACAACGTAAAAAGAAAAGGTTGGAAGAGTTGACTTCTGAAGAAAATGTGGATAAATATCAGTTGATTCAAACACATTTAATGACACTTGACGATCGTATCAGACGTTACGTCGCTGAAAATCCGTGCATTGTATGCAATACTCCGCACAAGAAAATATGCGTTCTTAGTTGTTGTCAGACTTTATTTTGTGGTTGCGAATATACGGTGTGTCCGATTTGCAAGTCGTCAGAGACACAGACTATTCCGATCTCAATTGATTTTACAGAGATTAATGTAAGTAGCATCAATTCAACGAAAATTAAACAAACCATGAACATTATTTCGGATGGCGTTGACAAAAAAATCTTGATTTTCAGTAATTTCAACGAATCATTTGTAACAATTAAGAAATGTTTGGAAGAAAAGAAAATCTTGTACCTTGAATTACGTGGCACGAAAGAAAAAAGAGACAATACGATTGATTTGTACAAGACAGGTAATGTCAATGTATTGTTGCTGAACACTATTCATTCAGGAGCCGGTTTGAATTTACAAGAAACAACGGATATCATTATTTATCACCGTTTGTATGATTACCAAAAGACGCAAGTGATTGGGCGTGCAAACCGGATTGGTCGAAAGATCAACTTGAATGTCCATTATCTTGAATAATTAAATAATTTAAATTATTTAATAAATGTCAATTGTGAAAGCGATTGATACTGTCATCATAGATGGCCCCGAAAAAAATAAAGGATTATTTGAATTTATCAGTCAATACTTTGTAGACTTGAAAGATACATTCAGTCAAAAAGGGTACGCCTACAACGTATTTGAAAAAAATCTCTTTTTCCTGAAAGCATTCGGTCTAATTGCTATAGTCATGTTAGCAGTTGTTAATTATTCCTTAACAAAAAATGCCGGATTAATTAGTTCCAATCCAGGAACATTTCTAAAAGAATCGATTTTATTTGGACTTGGTGGATTGTTCCCTTTTTTGATCCTTTGTTATTTACGAAACAACGTTTTTACACAGAAAGAGATTGTAATGATGTCAATTGTTGTTTTCGTTTTGTTTTTTATACTCAATTATTTATTGGAATTGAGCGGATTTTATGCATGGTCTTTCGGTGACAATGAGAATATGTACACTGAGAAAGATGAAAACAAGACGTTTGATAAAACTGTTTCTCGAACAAGCGAAATTATGATTGCATTACTTCTGATTGGTTCATTATTCGCGCTTATATTTTCAAGTTTATTTGTGATGGACGTGAATCCGACCTACAATGTATCAATATCGCCTGTAGTCGTATTTTTGATGGAAACGATACTATTTAGCGTAATTAGTGCAATTCCGGTGTATATCATTGCATCCAATAGAAACGATTTGTCGAGTAAAACCACCTACGAATTTATTATTATTTTTGTAAAATTTGCCGTATTGCATCTTGTCTTGCAATTGTCCGGATTTTACAAACACGTTTTCAATCCCAAATAAATAAATTTTCAATTAAATTTATTCATTCACCAAATCTTCTTCTGCCAATACAAACTCATCTTTTTCATCTTCCAATGTAATAGATCTCTTTCCTCTCCAAGTACCCCTCTTTTCAGGTTCACCCCATGCCCTTACGCAATATTCTTTGACATCCGATTTTGGCGGTATTTGTTGGCCTGGGTGTGCATCCTTGAACCAATCTTTGAATCCGACATACATTTCATCCAATGTGACTTTACTTCTTGGATCTTCAACGATACGCTCGTCGATGAATTGTCTGTACGTATCATTCTTCTTTCGATAGAGTTCGGTTGCCATAGTCACTTTTTCTGGCTCGACCAATTTATACCCTTTCTTGCGATGATTCAATAACATCCACGCAAAAGGCTTGATCATATCTGGAATCTTTTCCATAAAGTACGGATCTTTTGCAAATCGTTTTTGTAACAATTGTTCTTCTAGCGTTTCCGGAGGACTGTTGACAAAAGTAGACTCGAATGGAATGACGCGGATACGATTCCAAGTTGCCTTGTCGCTGTAAGGAATACTTGGCGGATCATTGCAAATCACGACCAGTTTAAACATGGGTTCAATCTCGCACCCGTTCTGGAACAAACCACGAGCATAAAATGTATCATTACCGGACAATTCTTTCAAGATGCCGATATTGATGACGTCTTTCTTATCGGGTTCCTGCAAAATTGCCCACCGAACTCCGTTACCAGCCCTGACAAGTTCGGGACTGGCGGCGCTGCTCATACTCCGCTTTCCAACAATCAGCGATGTAGGCAACTTGATGGCATATTCACCCAACATTTTCTCAAAGAAGGTTTGAGTGACACTCTTGCCGTTATCACCTTCACCACTCCAAAACAAGACATGTTTCTTTTGATTTCCACCGACGAAAACTTCACATGAAGTATTGATGAAATAGTCACGAACTTCCCTATCCGGAAAAATCTTTTCTAAAAACGAATGAACTTCTTTGACCATATAATGATTCTCGTCATATTCCGAGTAATCAATCGGCATTTGCAATGAAATGTAATCTTCGGGGATACCTGCTCGGAAAATATGGTTTTTCAGATCGTAGACGCCGTTTTTGAATCCGATGATCCATGCATTCTTGTCAAGTTTTTTCAAGAAATTTTCATCGTAAAAGACTTCTTTGCATTCACGCATTACATTCGTTTTGAAAGTAGAATTTTTCAAATTTGAAATGAGTTTGTAAACTTGTTTATGTTTTTGCACGAATAAATCTTTTTGGCTCTGTTCGGAACGGGACATTGAACCCATAATTTCTGCTGCAATATCTTCAAACTTTTTAGCAAAATCGTCGGATAATTTTTGGCGAAGGAAAATGCCATCTTCAATTCGACACCACTTATGATTCTTGTACTGAAACCAAGTATTGGTAACGATGCTTGCACATACGAATTCTGTACCGCATTTTTCAAAACATGCTTTGGCCAGATCGTTATGGCTGCAATTCACGATATTGTCTTCATTGATGAATTTTTTAGAACATTCTTCGGTGAATTTATTGTACGCAATTGCGTTATCCAATTTAGCAAAATGATGCAATGTTCCAATCGTCATATTTCGTCTCTCCATTTTTTCCCAGAGGTGGATACAATTGCCCTGATCGAATTTCTCCGAACACCTTGAACTGAACTCTAGCCACAATTCAAGACCTTCGGCTGACGCATCCGATATGTTGTACAATGTCCACCCAATTTGGAGCCAATCTGCATAAGACTCTGCTCGGAAATCGGAAATCATGCCTAGCAGAGTCTTGGACTTTGTCAATATATCAGAGAGATTTTGTGTTTTGAATACTTTCTTCTTTTCAGATACATCGACACGAATCGGACTAGGCAAATTTGAACGAAGTTCGCATACTTGTCTCTGCCACGGAACAATACTGAGAATGCGCGGCAAATAAAACCGTTCTTTTCCAACAATATCAATCTCCATTTCTTCTGAATTGTAAATTTTGTAATTTTTCAAGGCTTCTTCGATACTGATAATATCACGTTCTTCATTGTAAATTTTTGATAGAAGATACGGATTCATTCCTTCGTTTTTGCAGGATCCGTACAAAAGCCACGGCGCTTTGACGTAACACGCGTCAATCAAATCTCCCGATTTTTCAAACCCGAGTGATTTGAAGGTCATATCTTTATTCACATTTTTCTTTACACGGGGAAGGAGATGATTTTCATGATCGTTCTTGTTGAGGAATGTGTAGGCGAAATGTAGATGGAACCCGTTTTTGAGATAGGTCTTTCCACCGGCTTCGACTTTATAGGCGGGTTTTTCTAAAACAAAACAGTACAAATTTTCAGGTTTGCAATCAAGTAGAATATTTTTCAAGACATCTTGGTAATTGCGCACGATATTTTCAATCTGATAATCAGTGTATAGTTTTGTGACATCTTTATCTTCGGTGTATTCTACTTTGATATCCAAATCGACGAGTACGGGGATAAAAGATTGCGGTTTCTCTGCAATACCATATTGATTTTTTTCTTCATTAAAAATGTCAGAACAATAAGAATTCCAAAATGATTCTGTAACGTGTTTACTGATTTGAAATTTGCCCTTCGGGTGTATCATGCTAACATGAGTGTGATAGTCACCTGTCACCCTATTATTTTCCAAAATTTGGGAAATACTTGACATCTTTTATTTATCATTTTCTTTTTAATTATAAATTCAATTTTACAAAGTCGAGTCCTAAAACACATAAATGACACATTTTTTTAAATGTTTACATAAATGAGTTGTCATGAAGTTATGCTTGAACTTTTAGCGCTTTTTAACCAGCACGGATTTGATAGACCGTTACTAGATTATAAAAAATACAAGGTGTACAGTAGAATAATAGAACAAAATGGGTGCACGGAAGAATTGAAAAATTTTTATGAGAATTTGAATAGACAAATTTATTTTTATGAACCGAACGGACCATCTGCGATTGAACAACTCTACGGTGAAAAAAATGATGAATTACCGGTAATAGGATTTGAAATGGATGTTATGACACTAAAAAAAGACAATCGTGAAAAATACGATGAATTGATAGAGAAAATCTTGAAAATTGGTGATTTGGAAATAGATGTTGACGACTTACATCCAGATGAACGATTGGAATTATACAATTTTGCATATTATTTAAATCAAACAGACGTAAAGTTGAGATACAATCTAATTCCAATTATCATTTATTTGCAGGAGAAATTAAATCCGAACCTTTTTAAAGCAAAGACAAAAAAGAAGACAAAGAAATCGACGAAATCAAATACAAAGAAATCAAAAAAGAAATCGACGAAATCAAAGACAAAGAAATCAACAAAGAAATCAAAGCTGTATCGGTAAAGAAATCGGGGTAGGATTTTGAAAAAAAAAATAAGTTCTATTTAAAAACGAGAAATTTAATAAAATATGTCGATTCAAAATAGTTTAACTTCTCCCGCAGACAAAAATGAAAATGAACCTAAGAGTTACAAATTAGGCGCTCCTCCCTTAACCGATGAACAAACCGCGGAAGCAATGAAAGAATTGAATGTGAAAGATTTTGTGGAAAAATTTCCGCGCCAAGAAAAGTTTTACGCCGATCCCAAACATGAAAATCAAGTACATTGTCTTGTCTCTTTTTTCCCAGCCAAAGGAGCCAAACCTGATGAAGACGGTGTTTTCGGTATGTTAAAAGTCCGAGGCACGTTTGCGACTCAAGATGAAGCCGATTTGAAAGCTGAACATTTGATCCGTAACGTAGATAGTTTCCACAGCATTTACCATACGTATGTCGGGCGTCCGTTTCCTCTGGCTTCGACCAAAAAGTATATTTGCGAGACGAAAGATATTGACATTAAGAAAAAGGTGGTTGAAACGACTTCAGAAGAAGTCCGAAAGAAACGAGAAGAAGAAAAACAAACGATTGAAGAAATCAAGGACCGCGAGAGGGAATTGTTGGAAGATGTTGCAAAGACTGAAATTGATCCCTACGATCGTTATATTGAGTTGATGGTAAAGAAATCGCAGTTGACGTGGACATATGACGCAACTATGAAAAAGATGAATGAAATGAAAAGCAATATCGTCAAGGCTCGTGCCGAACTAGCCGAATTGCGTGCGAAAGATGAAGATTATCACGCAAAGTTTTATGACCGTTACATGGAAGCGCGCAAAAAGTCGGGATTGCCTGATAGCGACGATTCGTTTATCAAGTACATGTGCGAAGATATCGATTTAGGATTTTAAAAAAATTTTAATTTATTATAAATTAAAATGGAACCAGGTGAAGAAGAAATAAGAAATCTTGATTTTTTGAAAGAAAAAATAAGATCATTATTAGATCGAGAAGAAGAATTAAATAATAATTTGAGTAGACTTCAAACAGATTTTGAACGTTTGGAAATACAGGGAAGAGAAGTACAACAACTTCAAAGACTTAATATCGATCAAATAAAAAGCACGATTCGTTCATTAAATATTATTTTACAACAAAAAATTGATTATTCTTCTGCTTTACACAAATTTGACAGAAAATGCAATCTAATGTTCTCAAAGAAAAAGAAGTCAAAGAAATCAAAACATTAATCTACTTTTTCGATTTCTTGAATAATGAACCAAATACTTGTCTACGTTTTTCCAAGACAGGAGAAAATGGATCAACAACTTCCTCCGAATATCCAATTTTTTCTTTGAGTTTATTTTCCAAATAAAAGATTCTCTTATTCAGCTCCAAAAACGGTATCTCATGATCTTTCAAGTACCATGAAAAAATATACAGATCTTCAACTCCATACTCGTTCGGTTTCAAATCTTTCAATTCCTTCTTAATTTTTGCATATTCTGATGGATCCTCTCTTTTCATTCGTAAAAAATCCTGCATTTTCTCATCAAAATAATCCGAACTCACCAATTTGTACGGATCTGTCACTTCATATTTAACATCTTTGCTTTCATAAATGCTGATTTCATCTTGTAAAATTGTATAAAGATCTTTTAAATCGCTTAGATTCATACACCCCGAGTTTATGATTTCGTCACGCAACATCACGTACAATTTATGACTTTTTTGTACCGTCGCCATCTTTTCTTTGATGTATTTCGAGAGTTCTTTCGCATCTTCTTCTTTGCAATTTGATTGACCCATTTATTAGTAGCAATTTTAATTTCAAATTAAAATTAACATAAAGCAAGAATATTGTGAATGGTATTGAATTGTTTCGATTCTTTTGGCACATACTTTTGATCAATCTCGTACATCTTTTTACTCAACCAACGAAGCGTTTTTATATTCGCATTATGATTGAGTATCGATAAGGGTGTCACTTTACTCAACATCTTTCCGTATTTATTGAATTCTGTATCAGCCTGAAACGGATTCACAAACAATAATGTATCTCGTACCATATACCATATAGAAATGCATCTCTTGTTCTGAACTTCCACATTCCCTTGTAATATGGTTAGAATCGTGCTCGGTACAGAAAATGTCGACGGTGTATACTTTGCCAAACTAAAATGCGATTGACATCTAGGAACCAACAAATCCGTTTTCAAATCGGACTGCAAATTTACATTCTTTGCACAAATCGTGCAGAATATCTGTATGGAAGGATTTTCAGGCAATCGATGACGACACACCATCATTTCAGGTACAACACCCTTTTTATCTTTGAAATCGTAGACATAATCAACATTCTTTTTACAGATTGGACAATACACCTTTTCAACAGTCGAATTTAATGTATGCCCGCAATCCGGTTTTTTAATTTGTTTCAAATGCATTTTATCTTTTAATTTGGTCAATATACGCTTACAATTTCTATTTTGTACAAAATAAGCAGGTTTATCCTTATTGTACTTTTCAACAAATTCCAATACATTAAATACAATCTTATACGTCTGATTGGCGGAATGCAAGTAATAAAAGAAATTCTTAAAATCCATGTCGTTCGTAATCTGTTCAATCGTATCAATGTACTCTGTCACATCATCCGTCTCCGCTTCTGTAATCATATTATAATAAAACAACGGATTCACGTAAAGATATTCCTTAAACACTTTCTTTCCGTCAATATTACTAATTTTTATTTTCGAAGATAATTTATTGTCATACATCACTTGATTGAAATGGATCAAAAAATCTACCGGTGTCAATGTCTCCAAATCACATTTGTTTCGGTAAACAATCTCGTTGTATCTTTTATTCGAATCAATAAAATCCATCAATTCAGCATAAGTGGTCAATTTCATCTTGTGAAATTCTGTCTCAGATAAAAAGTTTATCATATCAAGAATACTCTTCAATTCTACCTGCACGTGTCGAGACATGCAATACTGATTCACAGCATTGATAACAATACAAAAACAATCTTGTACTGTACTCGATTTAAACGGGTGAATGATGCCATAATGGAATTCGTCGTAAATACCGTGACTTCGATCGTAGTCAATGATAACAGGCATAACTGTCGTTTCTACCACAAAAATTTGATCTCTGAATTGATAGACAACTCGTTGTGGCTCTTTGAATTCCTTGACCACGATATTCCAACAAGTCAGATCATTATGCACAAACCCACACGTTTCTTGTGCAACCTCCAGCGCCAAAAATAATATTTGTAAAACGCAATTCAAATCAGCAATGCTACATTTTTTAATGTATTCGGTGAATAAAATGCCTTCTACATATTCCGTGTACAATACATCATTTTGCATCCCAAACGTGTACTTGAAATTCGGTATTTCTTTCATAATTTTATTGACACATTTTAATCCAACAAATGTTTCATTCACCAATTCGTACTTTCTCGTAGACGTTTTCGCATTTATTTTCAATTTATCAAGTTGAAACGTCTGAATAAGACTATCTTTACTCTCATGTCTCTTTTCCTTTTTCAAATCTGGCATCTTATGTTTGGACACAAACATCTCAAAACCAGCCAATGCATTGATATCTCTCTCAAACGGAAAAATCGCTTTTGCTTCATTAAACTCTTTTGGCAATAAATTAAGCTGTTTGGTGTATATTAATTCCTTCACATTTCCGTAATTGTAAAAATAAGTACCTGTCACTTGTTTAATGTTAAAAAATAACAATTGAACGTAATCAAGGACACCTTTTTTTGTTAGATAGGTATCATAAAACAATTTCGCTTGCTTTGCAATCGTCTCGCATTCTTCATCATGGTCAATGCACCACTGAATTTTCTCGTACAAATCAGATAAATCTTCTTTAATCGGGACATAATGCACATTCGGAAGTAAATATTTGCGAAACCATACTCGATATCTACTATCTTGCAAGAGCACAACAGATCCCATCGACAATTCGTACGACAGTCTGAATGCCGATACATGTCCGTCCACATTAACAATGTACTTGTATTGTGATTGTTGTTCGGGTGTAAGAGTTTGTACCAACTTGAATGGCATCTTTTCAGGTACAATTACTTGTAAGGTTTCTTCGCCCGCAATCTTACGGGGACGACAATTCCATTTGGTTATACCCGCATCCAGTAAAGGCACTTTATTATTGAATTTTGGGTAATTCATTGATAAATCTGCAATTTTCAATCTTGGATTTGTCTCTACTGTTACTCCACATCCAGTTGAAGCGCCTCGAAATACAGCCGTTGGTTTTTTGGATTTCCATTCCGTGTTGAAATCGACGTACGTTTTAAAATCCGGTGCGAATAATTTCTTGTCGCTTTGATACCTCACACGCGCCCAATCTTCCATCGTAGGAAATGGAATGTCCGCATTCGTATCCGTCGTGACCATCGATAAAATAGGGCAATACTTATCGTACTTATGACTAATCAATTTTTCGTCAAAAATGTGTTCGTATGGCTCAGTATCATCCGTTTTAATCAAGGGGAAATCGCGACGATTGAAAAACAATTCAATGTCGGGAACTTCTCTCGTTTCACATAAACTTAATAATAGATCTTTCAGATTTGAAATGCATCGATCGTTTTCTCCAACTGGAAATTCAGGACGTACGAGACAATTATTGGCATACCATTTATTGGTGAATTTATTGATTTTGTCTTTTGTAATATCAAACCCCTGCAATTTACTGGCATAAATCAGAAATTCTGTCATGTCTTTGAAACCGGTCGGATGTTTCATCAACTTTCCCCATTCATTCACATAATTGTGTTTACTAAATGGTAAAAAGACATCAAGTTTGTTATTTTTGATTTTAACAAAAATACCCTTTTTAAATTTTTCAAACAAATATAAAAACGTTTGATCAATTGCGTCGGTAGTTAATGACGAATATTTTTTCCAGTCAAGATGTTCTCCAACTTTTTCAGTATTTTCCAATGTAGACCATACGTTACCTACAATTTTTATTTCTTTATTCGCTCCATTTGAACGATCGCGATAGGTTTCAAATTGATCAATGTCACCAGCAGTAAAATGAGTTTGAAAAAAATTGGAATAACGAGGATTTGTATTTACAGATTTATAGCGGTCATAGTCAGCTTTCGAATCAAAAGAATCCGGAATTTTTTGAAATTCATCTGTCGTTGTCATTTTTATATTTAGTTGAAATATAAAAAAAAGATCAATTTTATTTAGATAAGTGTACTAGCAAATATCCAACCAATAAACATCCCAATAAAACAGGCAAACAAAGTTGAAGAAGAAATTTCTGTTTTTTCAATTTCAATGTACTTTTTCCGCCAAGTAATTTAGAAGGAACAACTTCTGCAAATTGCTGCAATTTACCTTTATTAAGAATCATGTGTCTCAATACAAGGCAAATGGCAACACCTACGGCTACAGATACCACCAGGGTTACAACCATTAGATCACTTTTTTTGTGGACCGAAACGGAAGCATCGGAGCTAACAGAGCTTACCGATACATCGGAACTATCCGATTTTTCATCAATTACGCGAGAACGTGGCATTAAACGATATGTCATTTTATATTAAGATTTTTTTTAAAAATTAATTCTGTTTAGATCCGTTTCCAAAAATCCGTACGTCTCATACCATTTCTCTCCATACGAATTCTTCATCATGGCCTTTTCTTCTCCGTTCAAATAAGAAGGATGCATACCCGATTGTAACATTAATTTCAATTGGGAAACATTTTCAAGTTCAACCGATTCTGCATCATCTGAACCAGAAATACCTTGACTATTTACTGCTTGGAAATCTAATGAATTGTAAAATTCTTCTCCGATTTTCGCGTACCTTTCCCTATCTTCTTCCGAAATTTTGGAATTTAATTCAGCCAACCTCTTTTCGCTAAATAATGATTCGGCTTTTTTAATTTCTTGCAACTTTTTATCTGCCATTTTATATAAATTTGATTTATTTAAATTAAAAACAGAAAAATCAAAATGTTCGAATTGGAAATTCAGGCAAATACAATCCTCAAAAAAATGTTGTCAGATCGTGGATACACGCTTGAACCCGAATCAAAAGAAGATTTCACGTTACGCGGTATCAAAGAAAAGCATAAAATCATCTCATTCATTTGCACCGAAAAAAAATTGAGCATTCAAGGAATCAAAGATTACATGTCCATCATGAACAAGGAGGATTACAATAGGTGTATTATAGTCTACAGAGACAGTGCAACTTCAAGTGCAAAAAAATCGCTTGAAAATATGGACATTGAATTATTCAGTATCAAAGAATTGCAAATCGATATTACGGAACACCGTTTGGTCCCAAAACATGAAAGAGTCTCAAAAGAAGAAAAAGAATATCTAGACAAAAATTTCAAAGGAAGATTACCCACTTTACTTCACACCGATCCAATCAGTCGATACTACTTTTTTCAGCGCGGAGAATATATCCGTATCACCAGAAAAGACGGTACAATCATGTATCGGGTCGTGAAATAAATCATTATTTAATTTCAATTAAATAATTGCAATCGACTATAAATTTAATTCGAAAAGCTCATTGACCATTTAAAAATAAGTACAAAATAAAAATGAAACTAATCATTCTTGACCAATCATTTGAAAAATTACTTGATACATCTTTAACCGTAAACGGCTGGATTCTTACATTAAGAACACAAAAAGAAATTACATTTATCAAATTAAATGACGGTTCCAATTCAAAAGGGATCCAATTAATTGTTCCCAGCGATTTCCCAGAAATATCTTTGTTAGGAACTGGATGTAGCATTAACGCAACTGGTATACTGGTAAAAAGTCCAGCCAAAGAACAACCATACGAATTAAAAGTTACAGCCATCAACATTTTAGGATTATCGGATTCTGACTATCCCTTATCAAAAGGTAAATTGCCGCTAGATTATCTCCGGAAATACGCACATTTACGATCACGAACGAGCACATTTGGATCCGTTTTTCGAATAAAGTCGGCTATTAGTCACGCAACCCACCTTTTTTTCAACGAACGACATTTCCATCACGTCAACCCAAATATCATTACGATCAATGAGTGTGAAGGAGGTGCCGGCGTATTCCAACTTACAGAAAAAGATATGTCTGATACCAGTTCTCTCCCTGTAGTGAAAGGCACTACAAAATACGATTGGAAACAAGATCATTTTGATAAGCCCGCATTTCTTACAGTCAGTTCGCAATTACAACTTGAAGCGCTTGCATGTTCGATCGGTAGTGTCTATACAACGAATAAAAGTTTCCGGTCAGAACATTCAAACACAAACAAACACTTATCAGAATTTGAACATTTAGAAATCGAAGATGTTTTTATTACGTTAGATGACTTGATGCAAACAGGAGAAGATTACATCAAATATGTGGGAAATTATCTCTTACAAAAAACAGAAGATATTGATAATTTAGGAAAATTTGTTTCGAAAGGATTACGCGAACGCATTCAAAACATCGTTCAGTCCAAATTTACAAGAATCAAGTATTGTGACGCTCTTGAAATACTAAAGAAAGCAACCCTTTCCAAACCACCCGTATACGGCGACGACTTATGTTCCGAATACGAAAATTATTTGACAGACTTTTTTAAAGGGCCCGTGTTCGTATCTCATTGGCCAAGTGAAATCAAGAGTTTTTACATGAAACAGGCAACAGACAATGGAAACCAGATTTGCGAAAATTTTGATCTATTGATGCCATATAAGGTCGGAGAATTGATTGGTGGGTCAATGCGCGAAGATAATTTGCAGACGATTACAGATCTAATGAAAAAAAGAGGCGTTTCAACAGAATCGCTTGAATTTTATTTGGACACGAGACGTTACGGAACAGTTCCTCACGGCGGATTCGGGTTAGGGTTAGATCGAATGTGTATGATGTTTACAGGAATGGAAAATATTAAAGATGTGGTAGCCTTCCCCGTTTATTTCAAAAATTTGGATGTCTAATTTAAATAAATTTATTTAAATCAAATGGGTGTTTTTGGTATCATCTTTTTCACAGTCGTCGGTCTTTTACTTCTGGCAGTATGGCGTTGTATCACAACTCCTCATGAGTACGAATAATCTTTTTCTCTGTAATAAAATGCAAGTAGCAGAACTCATCCGTCACGGGTACAATTTCGATGAAATCGTTGAGCGAACAAACCTCGACAAAAATCAAGTCACTTTATTGGTCACAATTGAAATTAACCGTCTCGCATCAATCTTTCTGAAAAACATACAAAATAAAAAATTAATGAAATTAATCGGCTCGAAAACCGATCAACTTGAATATGCTCTCTCCCAAATCTTTTTTTTTAAATCGTACGGACATTTAACACCCCAACACCAAGAATTGATGTACACATCAACTATACTCAACAATCTGATTTAGAACACATCTGACAATCCGGTTTCTGGTACGCATCTCCAAAATAAGCGTACGTATCATAATTACGGACGTTGTGTGAACACTTACTCGCCGGCTTTGTCAAACTCTCGTAATTATTCATCATGTACGAAACTGTCGTTTTCACGATTGGGTCAGTTAAAGGTGGATTAAAGTTGGTGTTTCCAAATTTTCCTTTTGTGTACGTATTCAGATTCACATAATAACAAATCGATTTCTTATCCGACTCTGACATTTATTAAATGAATTAATAAATTTTAATAATTAAATCGTGAAAACTGTGTGTCATTAATGTACTTTCTGATTTTATCTTTATTCGGATCTTGGCGAAATTGTATCTCTGACCGATCAAGTGTCGGTTTCGCACCCTCATTCAAAAACTGTCCTTTCTGTAACGTCTCCGGCAATTTGTACTCACGTGATGTCGGGTACTCGAAATTGTTCAAATCTTCAACTCTCGTCACATTACGAACCGTATTAATCTTTTGCGACTCTCTCATTTGAAGTTCATTTTCGTGTCGCACGTATTTATGAACCGTCGGATCATTCATCGACGCTGTCATATTGTATCGCGGCATATGATGCTCCAACTCCATGTCTGGAATATCGGTCAATAATGTATATCCCGTATTCTTACCAGAGTCTGTATTGAATTGAATCGTATCCTTGACACTCAATTTATTATTCGAATAAAGCTCTTCCAGACTTTTTGTATTGATATCCTCTCCTCGGTTCGTATAAGCGTCGTAATACTCTTTGGCGCCAATATAATTCTCTCGATCAATATCCAATCCGTCAAGACCCTGACTCTTTTGCAAGGACGGATTCGTCGACGCATCATAATACTCTTTGGCGCCGATATAGTTATCTCGATCAATCTCCAATCCATCAAGACCGTGACTCTTTTGCAAAGAGGGATTGGTTGCAGCATCATAGTAAGTTCGATTCTGGATGTAATTTTCCTTTGTAATGCTCATATCGCTCAAATTGTGGGATCTCTTATCCTGTTTATTCGTAGTCGCATTCACTTGTTCATAGTTCTCTTGGATACCCTTATAGGTATCCACATTCTCTCTCGTGAAATTCGAGTAATCCAACGCCCTCTTTCCCGAAAAAGCCTCAATTGAAATGTGTTTGTCATTAATAGCTTGTTTCATCTTCATATTCTCCAAGATCGGTTTCTCTATCTTTACAGACTTGTTCGGTTTCACCAAATCTTCCGTTTTAAGGACAAGATCACGAATCATGCGAAATTGGGTCGGAAGATGCTTTTGTTTCGTGTAATCGGTAAATCCAGGATTCGCCATAGCCTGAAACCAAGCTCTCGGCTGTCTCGAAAGAGGCAACAAGTCTCGCTGAGAACGAACAGGCGGTCTAAACGCACCTTTATCGGCGATACGATACGGCAAAAAGGCCTGTGATTGGGCCAAATGGTGTCCTTGTCCCTGATTGATACTGCTACCTTGACCAAACGAAGAACGGGTGAATGAACCAGCATTGTTGGAATTGTTGTCGTAGGATACAGAGACCATAGGATTTACGCCTCTTGAGTAGACCAAAATACCTTCATTCATACGATCGCCACTTTCGTCTACTGCATCATTGATGCTATTGTTCTGTCCGACTTTATCAATCCGTTTTGTAAAAATTGATTTTGGTGGATCTCTCAAAATATTAAATGTACCATTGAATCCCTCGACAGATGGTAAAGTTACGTGTTCTATCTTTGGGTATTGTATCGACATTTATATAAAAGAATATTATTCTTTTATATTAATAAAATGAGAAGGACAATAACAACTTTTATATTATTATTGAGTTTATTTTTATGTGCATTGTACCTCTCTAGACTGGGTAAAGAAGGAACCGTTTCCTATAGTCAAAAACCAGTTCCAAATACAAATCAAACTGTAGAATATGTAGAAAAAGATTATCGTCAAGAAATAGAAAAGTATCGGATCGGACAACCTCGATTTTATGATAATCCAAATTACCCCTACTCGAATCCGTACAGAAAACATCCTGTTGCTTTTATTCCTGGATACAGGCAACCAATTGATGGAATTGTGCCTGATGATTATACTTCAACTTTGGAATCTTCAAATCTGATGTTTCCAAGTATGAAGCCTGGATGCAAAGATCAATGTATGGATATGGAAAAAGGATACTTTTCAGATTTGTTAAACACCGAGTAATCTTTCCAATAAATTTCATGTTTTTATGAAATTTGTGATTTTCGGAAAAATTTACATGGTCACAGTTGGACTAGATGAACCATCATTATTCACAGCAATCAATGAAAATACGTAATTGGTCTGTTTCTGCAAATTATAAGTGTAAAATGAAGTAATTGGATCATAAACCAATCTTACATTTTTAAAGATATTGTTTGTGACTTTATTAATCATAGTCAACTGATAGAATAAAACGTTCGGATCATTAAACTGGTACGTGTAAATTCCGTCAACTATTTTTATGTAATTTTCATCTGGTTGATTTGGAATACCCGTTTTTAAAGTAATGTATGAACTTTTTCCAGCATCAGAAGTTCCAACTGAATTTGTCGCTGTAATTAAGACGTAGTAAATAGATTGCGTCAAGTTTTCAAATGTGACAGGACTTGTTGTAGCCTTGGTTGTTATTGTGTTATTTGTATTTGCATCTGTCAACGTCAAGGTATAACCAAACAGAACATTGGTTTGAAAAGAGGCAACAATCGAATTATCCGTAGACACCAACGATAAATTCGGCGGTTTGGGGACTTCTGCTTCAATTGTGATTTCACGCTGCGTATCAAAATCTCCTGACGTAATATGCACCACATAAGTGCTATTGTCAACCAAATCGATAAACGTAACTGGACTTGTTGACGAAACAATTGGCTGTACGACGAGACCATTAATATCAAGAACACTATTCCCATTTTTGTCTGTGAGGGATATTGTAGCCTGATTGTTTGCAACAAAATTCACGACAAGGGTAGGATCGCCGACAACACTTAGACCAAGTAATGTTGGAGCGGTTGGTATCGACAAACCGGTATTGGTAGGTCCAAAAACGTAGTTATTATTTTGTGTCTCTGAAAAACTATTGTGGAATTTGGATACGATGCCCGCGACAGCACTGGTGGTTGTAATCGTGGGTCCAGTGAGAATATCACCGTTCCAATTTACCTGTTGACCGCTGGCATTTTTAACATGACTTGAACTATTTTGGGGTAAATAACTGGAGGAAATATTGATGACACCTGCACTCTTGTACATATTTGCCACACTGTAATTCGATCGACCAGCAGTATAAATACTTTGCATTTATACTATGTAAAAAATATTAAACCGCTTTTTCGTCAAAACGTTGATCATGGAAATCCCAATAATCATCGGAACCAACCCGAAAATGGTCGGGGACAGGTTTTGCCTTGTACCAGAACAGACAATCTTCGGCTTTATTGCTTGTTGTCGCGTTGTGGACGTACAGAGCCGTATAATCGTCCGTAATTTGGTCCAAGATATCACAAAAAGTTTGAAAATCGCCAACGACACCACAATAATTTTCCCAGAGAATTTTCCTGTTACGAAGATTCGTTTCGCGAAGAATAAATGTACCGTCAATATTGGTTCGAATTGCTGGTTTAATATCTAGCGAGTATTGTAAGCTTAAGATAAATAACATTTTCCAGTGCCGACCATTCTTATACAATCCAAGGAACATTGGATCATTGAACAGTTTAGGATCGTCTGTACAATCGTCGAGCAGTAAAATACTCCATGGGTTTGGAAGGTGCTGTTTGGCCAATTTTTGGCGATTGATGAATTGTTCAATGACAGGTTTATCAAGGGCATTAAAGACGAAAGTCGACGGGAAAATTTTGGCGTAATGTCCGTTGCTATCCTCTGTACCGCTCATGGCCAAACCGCACGGGAAAATGTGGCTTTTTTCGTACAACAAGCTAGTGATTAGGGTGGTTTTGCCAGTACCAGGCTTGCCAATAATCACGATTTTGCTGCCTCCTTGTTCGGGTCTGTCCATGTTGTTGGTACAGGGAGCAATCATGTCTGGATCTAGCTCTCTGATTCGATATGTTATGGTTTCTCTACCTGACATTTTATATGTAATTATTTTTTAAGTAGGTAAATAGAAAAATCAACCGAAAATGTCGAGACTACAAACAACCAGAAAAAACGAATTCATTTCAAATAATCAACGAAATTAATTCACCCGTTCATCACATAAAACTCTTTACGAATTGATATTGAAAATTACTAAGTTAAAGAATCTCGTCAAATACTTGCTCGACGCTTTCAAGTGCACCCTCTACCCAACCTTGATTCAAAGATACCATTTCACCAACAACAAACATATTTTTCAAAGGCCGTTGGACGTGATATATGAAATCCTCTCGTTTTTCGGTCGTTGGGGTATAATAATGAGTCCCAATTTTCCAGTAAACGCCTAGCATCGATTCAATCTCAATTTTTGGACTGGATAGAGCGTTTGACATGAGAATAGCAATCAAACGACAATTGATGCTGGTATTTTTGATATAAGGAAGCAATTTCTTCGCACTCGCATTATCTGCGTATATCATATAAATTCCCTTATCTGCATCCATCGAAAGGATTTTTTGTAGAGGACCATTAACAATGGTTGTACCCTTAATGTACTTTCGGAGAATTTCGATTGATTTGGGGCTACATTTTACGTAGAGACGCAAGAAAGGCTGGCCTTTGATTTGAGAATAGCGTTTGGTCTGTACTGGAACAAGCCGTTTTACGGTATCAATTTCTGTTGCCAATACCACTTTTTGGGAATAAACAAATGTACCATCTTTTAATGTGGTACGAAATGAATCTGGAAAGTGTCTTTTAATTTGCGTGACAGTATTGATATGGATACGATCAGACATACTTTTAGCAAGTTTTTTCACGAGTTTTTTCCAAGGTACAGAAAATGCGGTAAAATCTTCTAAATTGTCTTCAAAGCCATAATGAAATAAAGTATCTCTGGCATCTTCATTCTCGTAATCTGTAAATCCGGACATGACTATAAATTTTTTGTATATTTTTTCTGGCATGACAGACAATGCGAATTTTTTGAATGTGGTGCATACGGGTTGAAGTAGGTATATTTCTTGCAAGATTTCAAATATTCTTTTCGCGTTGATGGTATTCACTTTGTAGTTGTGGCTAGTTTTGAATGTATGCACAGGAAGATCCATTTCCGACATTAGATCAAGCAATAAACGGTCTTTTTCGTATCTACCGATACCCGCGCCTGTAACAACGGAGACATTTTCAAACAATATATTACCAGCACGTCCTCCCAACTTTTTTTGTTCGTACAGAATTAAGTTAATAGATGGTTTGAATTGAAGCAATTGGTATGCAATATAAAGTCCTGCGATTCCTCCGCCGACGATGACAACGTCGTACATTTTATATACTATCCTGATATTTAAATAATTTAATTGAAAAACTTGGTTGAAATTTTAATTTTGGAATTAAAATTTACATTAATTTTTGTAACAATTGGTCGATTTCTTTTCGGTCGGCGCCCATTACGTTACCAACCAATTGACCGTCAACAAAGCCGTAAAATGCAGGAACAGCACCGACTTTTAGGGTGGAGACTAGATGTTTAGCCAGAGGTTCTTGACTCTTGATGATAAGATCGGCGTCGAATTTCATAAAGATAATGTCTTTGGTCTGTTCCGAGAGAGAGATTTCATCCAAAACAGGAGCGATTTTTTTACAGGGAGTGCACCATTCGGTGTAGAGTTTGAGGAATAGGCGCATGGGAGGTGGTTGCATTCCCTTGGTTTTAAAGTTTGTTTGGAAGTGTTCGACTCCATGTGTCAATATATTTTGAAGATGCTCTGGAGATTGGATCGTTTTGAAACGAGAGGGCATTTGTTGCATTTGGGGATTCATTTGTTGCATTTGAGGATTCATTTGTTGCATTTGGGGATTCATTTGTTGCATTTGAGGATTCATTTGTTGCATTTGGGGATTCATTTGTTGCATTTGAGGATTCATTTGTTGCATTTGAGGATTCATTTGTTGCATTTGAGGATTCATTTGTTGCATTTGAGGATTCATTTGTTGTTGCATTTGTTGAGCAGACATTTGATTACGCATTTGAGGATTCATTTGTTGGGGAGTCGTTTGCTGCATTTGCCGTTCTTGCAATTGTCGTTTTTGGTCTTCTTTTTCTTTTGCGGCTTTCTCTTTCATTTCACTATCGATCTTATTATAAGAATTAAAAGATGAATATGGACTTGGTTTACGAGATGACATTTTATAATTCTATTTTTTTAAGTATACAATTATTTTTTGCGATAAAAGTACAAAATTAAAATGATCAGCACTACACCTATCACCAACATAATTGTGTTATCAATTAGAGTATCCACGAAAGACATGACTACAGGTGTAGTCGGATTCGAAGATGGATTCGAAGCCATTAGTTTATAACCTTCAACAGATTTAAATGTATCTTTAGTTGTAATACGGGTGATTTGATTACCATCTTTCTTGTACATTTTTATTATAAGTTTTTATTTTTTATTATCGTATTTTTTCAAGACTTCCTTTTTTTCAACATCGGCTTTTTTCGATTCTTCAATTTCCTTGCACAATTTTTCAGCTTTTGTTCCATCCATGTAATTCAACAAAACATTAAGAGTTCGTTGCTTTATTTCACTCTTGTTTTTTCTCTTCACTCGGTCAACTTTCTCAGATACCAATGCAATATACTGGTCTTTTACACCTGGTTGATTTTTTTCTTTCAAAAAAAGCAAGATTTTTTCCTTGATTTCTTTCATTCGAGATGTTAGTTTTTTGAGCTCAGCCCGTCTCTTTTTAATTTCGGGTTCAAGGGATTCAAATTCTGACATTAGAGATTTTATTGGAATATCGGTAGCCATTTTTAACATAATAAAAACTTTTAAATGTATATAATAAAATAATGAAATATATTTATGATATTTTGAATTGGAATCCGATAAACACAAATTCATTCAATTTACTTTCCAAAGTCAACATTAAACCCGATGTTAAACTACTGGAACTGTTTAAAATTGCACCAATGCACAACATTTTGTGCAGAGTACAAGGCACAAACAGCAAGCATTATGATGACGTAACTTATGGAAAAATCGACAAATCAACTGAAGATGATACCTATTACATTACGCTTGACAAAATTTGGTGGAGTTACCCTGACCCCGATAAATTGGGGCAAATCGAATTTTTGGACCAAACCGTTTTTAAAACCATCGATTATATCACGAATCCAAACGCAAGTCCTATCATCCCATTCAACGAAGCACCCACCTTGAATTTATTGTACAATCCGGAAAATGAAAAAACGGACAAGAATTTGTCGAATGGAGAAAACAATTTAAATGCTCAAGAAAAGGCTGTTGTAGTTACGACTCCCACTCAATTTTGTTCTAGTCCTAGAATGAAATTGTCAGATATGCTTATCCCCATCGGGATTAGTTTGGTATTGATTGGAATGTTAAGTTATATTCTTCCCAAAAAACTTCTTAAGTAAAATTTTGCAATGTTGATTGATTAATACCTTCTGTTCTTTCCCCAATTGTTCCAAACAGTTAATATTAAACCATCCAATCCCATTCGCATCGTTGTCTTGGATATGATTCTGTGGATAAATATCAAATTCCTTTACTTCCGTAGTATAATACATCGCCTTATTTTTTACCAACGTTTTTCCTAAGAATTGTTGTTGTGACAATAAAATCCCCGTCTCTTCAAATACCTCTCGAATCGCACAGTTGATAACCGTTTCGTCATCTTGTAAAGTACCTTTAGGCGGCCCCCACATTTGACCTCGTGATTGAACTAATAAAATTTTATCAGTATCTGGATCAATCACAAAACTACCAGCCTTTACGATTTTTCCTGTATTTGATTTCCATCCGTCTCCATTATTCCATTTTACCTGTTTGTACGGGGTAATTTTGTACGTACAACATTCATTGGCGCATTTGTAAATATTAATCATCTTATATTAATATTTATTCTTTTTAAAGTTTAATTATCATTTTTATAAATCGATTGAATTGATAGCAATATTACATTGAATTGTACCATATTTTGATTTGTATTCGAATGATTCAAGACAAAGTTTATAAACCCTCGATACATCGCTTTTGCTTTTCGTTGAAATCTTTTTATACTCTTTGTACAAAATACTATGATTCATGGTTGGTAAAATCACGATTCCTTCCCAATCGTTCCTTTTTCCGTCCATATCAACTTCGAATTTTTCCGGATAAAAAATTGCAGTTTTTGGATTTGTCATTATCTGTTGCAAGTTTGTCGGTAACAAATTCGAACTTTTTGGTGGAAGAACGCAGAGCAATTGGAACAATGGATCGTACGGTTTATCATTGGTAACAACTTTATCTGTATTTTCAGTGCAATATTTCTGCATATCGCTACAAAAAGGGGCGTAAGAATAGGGATAATACCAATTCCAAGAAGATACTCCCTCCAAATAGTAAGTTAATACCCACTGCATCCCCTTCAAGTATTGAAGGCATGCGTTTTCAATATCTTTCTCAGAATGGCAATTTAATTTTAAATAGTAGTCTTTGCGATACGCTTCCCAGTTTAATTTGTACTCGACATTAATTAATTTGGTATGTTTTTCAAGAAGCGAATCTCGTACCTTTGTACGTCGTTCTTCCAAAACGGAAATTTCGGATGCAGCCAAAGTTCCAAGCAAGATTTGAAGAGGTTTTGCTTGAATCGTGTAAAAAGTAGATACAATATTTCCATACGAAGAAACTGTATTTCTGTAGACATCAAAAAATGTCTCAATGGATCCCTCCAAAATATCAATCGTAGGTAAATGAGGCAAGAAATCGTTTCCAGACATAAACATCATCAGAATGAAATCATTAATAAAAAACTGGTCTTTTAACATGGAAGGTTCTTGTAAAAGGGTATAGACCAACGTATCTCGAATCGGTTTCATATCGATATGAAACATATCGTTCCTATTTTCACGTAAAATGTGGAAATTCTCACGCTGACTAGCAAGTGCCAACATGATTAAATCCGCGTCCATACCGTGAATCATATAATGTTCATTTTCTGAGCCGAATTGACGTACATATTTTACAAGTTTATGTTCACCTTCTCCTGGAACCTTTTCGTTACTAAAAACCACTTCCGGCCATAATGGATCATTCGACATTTTGTAGCGTATAAACCATTCCAGGTATTGCGACAATGAATCCATGAATCTAGTTCCAGGCGTAATAGAATTGCTATCAAACGCGTCCGGATGAACTTCGCTCTTGTAACGACGCTGACGTTGTTGGAATTGTTTGCTTACAGGAGCCACACCGTCAATACACATAACTATTTTTTTAGGTTTAACAATGGATACAATATGACTAATATAATTTCCAGTTTGTTCATAGAAAAAAGACAATTGGCGGTTGTAATTAATGATTGGTTTTTTTGCGAATGAACCGTAATTGAACGCTTTTTGGGCACATTGATGAAAGATTCCGTTGAGATCGATTAAAAGGGTATCAATAGGTGTATCAAGTTGATTTTTTACGATTCGTATGTGCTTTGAAAAGGTTTTTCTGAACCAGCTGAAAAAGTATTTGATTCCCATTTAAATTAAAAAATTTGCAATTAAATTAGAATTTAATTTAATTATTTCTCTTTGAAAATTTTGGACAAGGTTTTCATATGAAATGAACATTCCTCGTATTCAAACAAATTGAACGTTTTGCGGTAATCTTCAATCAACAAAGGTCCTCCAAATGCTTTAAGCAATCTCCAATGAGGAGACGCTTTTATCTTTGAAACATCCTTCCCCATAATTTCCTTGTACATTGTGTACGTCAACATCTTGCTCTCGCTATAAAAAGGATCTTTTGAGTTATCATTAATAAACGCAATCACACAATTAAAACTGCAGAAAATTCCGTCTGTGATATAATGCTCCGTCTCAATCGGTTTTACATCAACGGAAAGTTTATTTGAAAGCACTTGTTCCAGTTTATTTTTTGTCAAATTCTCTTTCATGTAATATTTATCCTTTGTAATGTTGGAAATGTAAGATTTTTCAATACGATTATTGATGTATTTAACAGGACAACCTAACGGCTTGTAAGGGAATGAATGTTTACACCAAAAACACAAAATGTTTGTTTTAGTCGGAAAAATTTCCTTATGAATCCAATCCAGCATTGTAATAAGACACTTGTCATTTTTTTCGTCGACAAAGGAGATTGGACTTTCATCAACTTTTTCTAAAATGTCAAAAATATTTGTCTTGTTATCAGGTACAACATCGGTCTCGATGTTTGAGATGATGGATAAACCGTATTTTGCCTCCGTTTCTTGGATATTGAAACCTTTAAGAAAAAAAGTTCGTTTCTTACTCATTTTGTTTTTATTTAGTTTTATTTTTTATAATCATTTTTATAAATGAATCTCTTTTGGTTGGAAAATCCATTGATTCTCTTTAAAGATATTAAATTCATACCCAAAAAAAATATGCCAAAAGAAACTCAAATGAATTGTATCACACGATTAATTTTTTTCATTTTTTTGCTTATGTATTTAATTGGTTATCAACATTCGGGTTTATTTTTAGCACTTTCTTTAATTTTTATTATTATTCTTTATTATTTACAAAGAAACATGTCTTATGAAACATATAAAAAACAAGATTATATCAAAAAATCTGAACAACTTTACAAAGAAGGTGTAAATCAATACAAAAAAAACAGATACACAGTTGAAAAATTTCCTTCTTATTATTCAGACGAACGAATCATTGCAACTGAAATTGTACCTGACCAAACATTCGTTTCTGCCAACCAAAGATTGGTAGGCCCAGCCAACCCTAAAACCCTTGTTGCACCTGTAGTCGCTCCCCCATCTTACGACTGGGAATATTGGAAGGCCAACGACTTTATATTCCCCAGTATCATCAATGAAAAGCGCACCCAAGATTATTACGGAAGCGGTTATTTTACATCGGACGAACCTCTCGTTGAAAACTACGAACCCAAAATGTTACCCACAAAACCCTCCCAACCCTATTATGAAAATACCTACGTAACTCCCCAATCTCCAGTTGACGTGCTCGGCAAATACAACGGAAAATATCCCGCGGATATTCATAATGGAAGCAAAATGGGTAGTTCCGTCTTTGTCCCCAAAGATTTTGAGAGTCATAAACACCAGCCTGTATACGACGCAAAGCAGTTTCGACGAACAAATGTGCAAAAGTATCCAGGAGATGTCAATCGTTCTTGTACCTACGACGCCTCCAACATCGAATACGATTTACCTACAAATTATATGGCAGGAAATTGTGAACGAAACGATCGTGTGAAAGAATTGAACAATGAATTATTCACCAGCACGGTAACACCAGGCGTGTACTACAAAAATCAAATCATTGAACCATTGAATTGGAATGTAGGCATCTCTTTTGACCAACAAATTCCGCCGCGAGAAAAATCCGTAGACAAATACGGAAACGTTACCTACACAGCTCTCGACCCAAGTCTTTTTGAACCCGTTGAATCCGTCGATAAAACAGATTACGGTACAGCTCCTTATGAAGTCTACGATCCACGTACAAATGGATACGGAACAAGTTACCGCGAATACGAACACGATATTACAGGACAACCCAGATTTTATTACGACGACGTGAATGCGGCCAGACGTCCAAATTACATTATAAGGACTAACATTGATCATTTGTTGAAAGCAGATTCTTACGGTATCATCGATGACACGAGTAATATCATGTCAACGAATTGTAACAGCAGAAAAATCGCAGAGGAAGGAATTGTGGATGATACAATCTCTTTTCGAACGGATATGATGACACGTCTGATGAGAAAGAAGAACTCGGAAATGTGGCAACAACGTCTTGCTCCATTGCAAAAAGGAGGCAATTTCACATTGAGATAAAAATTATTAAATTTTTTAATTTAATAAATGACAAGTCCAAGTATAAAAACAACTAAACTGCAATCTCGGATTGTACCAGATAATAAAATTTATATTTACCTTTCATATTTTTCAATCAGTCTTTTTTTATTATTAGTTTGCAAACCATCTTTTGTTCTCAAAAAAGAAAATTTGGACGAAAGTCCAACCAAACTCTCCTACTCTAAATTAATCATGTGGCAACTTATTCTATGTCTCCCCCTAGTTTTTTACTACATAATTAACTATTAAAAAGTAAAGTAAAAAGAAAAGAATTGTTTTAAAAGCTAATTTGTAGTAAGGATTTTTTAGTTTTGTATACGTCTCAATGTAATCGTCTAATGAAGGTAAAGAAAGTAAGGAGAATAATAATGTCATGATTAATACTTGTTTGAAATGATATTTTTTCTCCATTTTTCTATTACTAAAAATTGTGTTTATGACATATCTATCCTTATCGGAAATTTCAGAATTATCCGTTTGAATTTGGTGAATATCATCCATTTTATAAAAAAAATAACTTTAAATCAATTTAGACAAATAAAATTATGTAAATGAGTACGCTCGATCTGAACAAACTGAAAGTGTCTTTGGAAGAATCTGGTGTCAATATCATTGAATATTACTTGATCGACGAAAAATGTGCGATGATAAAAGCATTTGTCTATGAAATCAATCAATTTTTATTGATTTATGTCCCAACGAAACTTCGTTCAGAAATAAAAAAAAAGAATTCGTACGAACTCAAAACATTGGATGAAGTTACAGATGAAGAAGATTACGCAAAATTCGATGAATATCAAATCAATATGATCAATAAAATCTCAGAAAAAGATTCCTACAAAAATCTAACCCAAAAGTACAATAAACAAATTGTTCTCAACGGCGACGGCGTCGAACAGTTCGAGAAAAGAATAATGAGACAAATAAAAAGACTAAACATTCCATTTTCAAAATTGGATTACACATTATGCATTCAAAATAAAAAAATAATGGCTCTCCATTTTGGAGATGAAATTAACTTGTTTTATGTGAAGAATTACATGAAAGATGTTCGATGTTACATGTACATTGTAAACGTAAAAGATTTAATTGAAAATATCACAGAAATACAGTATGAATTAGGTAATATCAATAAACAATTTTACGCAATCATTCACGAAATCATTTGCTCAAACATGTTTGAATTGGAAAAGACCAATTCCAGTATCGAAAAATTCGAAAAGAAAAGAGAAGAATTTTTAAAAAAATCTTCTACGCTTATCTCCGCCATTAAAAAAATCGAAGAAGAAGAAAAAATAGAAATCAAAAAATTCAAATCTTTATTCACCAAAGAAACTTCAACTATCAGAAAAAATACGTTAGAAACAGAATACCAGAATGTCACATCATCTTTTATTAAAAGAAAGACAGAGAAGTTTGAAACCTTGATTGATGAAACCTACATCTTTCAAATTTTTTTTCTGTTGTTAGAAGAAATCTCGTTTGACAATTACATCATGTTTAAAAGAACAACAACCAATTTTGAAAAACTAAAAGCTCTATTCTCTTAAAATAATTTGGGGTCATACTTGAATCTGTACTTTTTACACAATTCAACGTCCTTATCCGATAACGGAATGATCTTTTCGTAGATGGACAATTTTCCGTAAACCGTCTTGTTCTCTTTTGAAAAAAATGCAAATTTTGTTGCCTTATGAATATACCCATATTTTGGCATCAAAAGAATGATACTCTCCGCCCTCTTCTCTCGTTCTTTTTTCTTTTCAATTTCTTCCACTTTTTTTCTGTGAACCGTACAAAAATCGCCCTCTTTTATCATCTTTCCGCATACGTCACCTTTTCTTGGATTTTTGACGAATTCGTAAATGCAAAAACGAACTTCTTTTTCTTCCTCTTCCTCTTCTCCTTCCGAGTTGAAAAGAATCCAATCTGGTTTCACATTGATATTGTAGATTTTCTTAATTTTTCGAAAAAATAAACTCAATGCTTTATCAATTAGTTCCATCATTAAAAATAATCAAAAATATATAAAATTTTTCAATTTTATATAAATGAATCGTGCACGTATTGAAAAAGCAAAGTATTTGAAGAATAATTCGAATGTCTATTATGCAAACAAAAAAGATGTACGACAAGTTATCACCGACTTTGACCATTTTCCCTACCAACGTTTTTACCGAGGAGTTCACACATCGAGTTCACCTGTAATCATCGAAAGAGAGGCTGGGTACAGGCAATTAGAACCATCTTGTTACAAAGAACAAATCATCGTCAAATCCGAGTACCCCAAACACTGTTTCGAAGGTCCTGTCTCAGTCGTTTACCCATGCTACCCTGACTATCTTCGCAAGTATGCTGACAAGGCTGAGATGGAGATTATGTTGAATCGTGTTTGTGTAGACCGTTCGATTTAAAAAAACTTCTCCTCAATCTTATCACGACATTCTTTGATGATTTTAAAAAATGTATGATAAGACTCTCGCATACATTCTTTATGAGGAGAAGATAAAATCACGTTTCCACTTTGAAACACTAGAAATGTATTGTATCTGATTTTCGTCTTGTCTTTTTGCTGCTCTTTTGCATCAAGTGTCGCAAAATAGTCTGAATACGTCATCTTTTTGTGATGCCATTCATCATCTTTCAATGTGATTTTCGAGATTGGAATATTATCAATATTTTTGAGCGGAATCTTAATGTTTACGCCCGTATACCCAAAACTTGTTTCTAGCAACGAAAAATATTCGCTCGTCGAATTAATATGATAATCTAGATTTTCTCGATTGATACAAAATCCCAAATTAAAGTTAATATTGGTCATCACAGAAAGAAAAAGGATCTCTGTATTTCCATCAAATTGGATGATTTTAGAAGTGCCTTTGGTATATTCATTAATGAACTTCATGCACAATTGCGAATGTTCCTCGTTTTTGCATCCCGTAAATTGAAATTTACCATTTTTACTAACTTTGAAATTGATGAATTTATTGTCAAGATACATTACAATCGTCAAACTATTCCGAAAGAAACGCTTTGAGTTCTTCTTTTCTTTAAGAATCACACCTCTCAATTTATTCCCAATTTTTAATGTAACAATTTGTCCATCTTTTAACTCGATTCCAAGATCTTCTTTTTTCTCCAATTTTGATTTACGACCTCTTTTTTTAGGGATTACTTTATGGTCCGTTACAGGTAAATGATTAAACAATGCATTAATGTCAACTTTCCAATTTGTTTTCGCAATAATAGTCTGTGTAGAGATTGCAATATCATCAAATTTTTTCGCAGTTTCCATGCTTTCTATTTAAATAGCATTTATTTAAATAGAAATTCAATTTTATTTAAATTACTTTAGACATTTTCGTACTGATTTTCTTGTCGATTTCTGTACCACGTATAACAATTCTCAAAGATACAGCAGGTGTTAATTGCGCAATACAATATGAGAATGGTCACAAGTATAATAAAGAATATGTAGATTGTATCCATCTTTTATTTTTCACGTTTGGAGAAATAAAATTCAATTTTATTCTTGGTAAGAAGTATCTAATGTAATGTTATTATTATGTTGAAGAGATTCCGACAAATCATTTAACCCATATTCTTCTATGAAATTGTGGGATACGTCAAGCAATTTCAATGTTTTGTTTCGCCGAATGGCTACAGCCAAACTAAAAGCTCCTCTGTCTTGAATTTCATTAAAAGACAAGTCAAGTTTCTTTAAAGAAGTGTTTGAAATGAGAGCGGCGGATAAAGATCTTGCTCCTCCATTCGAAATGATATTGTGTGAAAGATCAATTACTTCTAATATATTTTTGTAGAGGATATCAGCTAAAATAATGGCATAGGTATCTCCTAGATAATTCTTTCTTAGAATGAGTGTCGTGAGAGAGGTATTTACTTTAAGTGCATCGTATAAATTCATGCAATCTACAATTTGCAAATTGCGAGTAAGATCAAGAACTTTCACTTTATTTTCTTTCACGTTTGAATAATCATTGTCATCATCTAATAATTCATAATCCATTTTGTTAAAAGTTTGACGATTTAAATCATTATTGTGTTCACTTTGCGGACTTTACTGGCTTTTTCATCGACTTTTTCGCTGACTTTTTCACCGACTTTTTCTTTGGCTTTTTCATCGGCTTTTTCGATGACTTCTTCTCTGACTTCTTCTCTGACTTTTTCGCTGGCTTTTTCACCGACTTTTTCGCTGGCTTTTTCACCGACTTTTTCGCTGACTTTTTCGCTGACTTCTTCACTGACTTCTTCGCTGACTTCTTCTCTGACTTTTTCGCTGACTTCTTCGCTGACTTCTTCGCTGACTTCTTCGCTGACTTCTTCTCTGACTTTTTCGCTGACTTTTTCATTGACTTTTTCGCTGACTTTTTCGATGACTTTACGGATTTTTTGAAACGTCCTTCGGGATTTTCTGGATTAGTGGGATCAAAAGCGCCATAGTAGTCGTGAATAGTAGCTTCTCCGTTTTTACTAGGTCTATCTGTAGCTATTTTTAAAAAATGCATAAAAGCATTTATTCTTTCTACTCTTTCCATTTCAATAGCTGTATATACTCCGTCAATATATGCTTGAATATCAGAGTCTTTCATCTTGCTCAATTTTTTAAAGAAATCGTGCAAGTTTGGTATCAATTTCTCGTTATCAACTAATAAATCAGCCAAAAAAGGAATCTCTTCAGGTTGTAACTCATTAAGAATTTCTTGAAATTTTCTAGGATCAATATCTGCAATAACTTCTTGTAAAACCTTTGCCTGTTTTTCTGTGATCTCTGTCATTTATTATAAAATTTATTTTTGACTAAAAAAATCTACTTTTTTAAATTCCAAGAAAATTTTAAAATTAAACACACAAAAATTGTGGGTGTTGAAAAAAAATATTTCTGAGATTTAAAATTTTGAAATATTTACTTTTTTCTAATAACAGAATAAATTAAAGGTTAAAATTTTAATATACAAAAAAACATCATTTATTTCAAAAATTGATGTTCAAGTTTTTTGTTGGTTTTTGTTGATTTTTGATTATTTTTGTTAGTTTTTAAAATAAAAACAAAGCACATTTAACCTTAAACATTACAATTTGTTGGTTTTTACCATTTTTTGTTAAAATTATTTAAAAAATATTTTTATAAATAAAGGATGGATTTAAAGTGTGATTTTTGCTTGTCGTGTTTCAAAGATAAGTATACTCTTAAAAATCATGTCAATAAAAGTAAAAAATGTATCAAACTTCGAAGTATAAAATGTGAGTCTTGTAACAGCTTATTTAATAGTAACACAGATCTTGAAACTCATTTTGTTATCTGCAAAGATTATATCATTAAAAATTTAAGGGAAGAATTGGTCAAAAAGAATAATCTAAATCTTGAATTAAATGCAAGATTAATTGTTCTAGATAATATCCGAGAAAGTTATGAGCGTATGACAAAAGATGCCATTAATCGTCCTACAACACAAACTGTAAATAACATCAGAAATAATTTATCAATGACGTATACGTTAGATGTTATCAAAGAAGACGATTTAATCGATTTATTTCGTGAAAATTTGACAGAGAAAGTATTCATGAGCGGACAAAAAGGTCTCGCAAAACTCTGCACCGACAAAATCATCAATACAAGAGACTCTAAAAAGTTAATGTGCTGTACCGACATCTCACGAAAAAAGTTCAAGTATATGGATAAAAGTGGCAACATGAATGAAGATGTAGAAGCTAGAGATTTTGTAGATAAAGTAACAAGACCCATAAAAGAAGCAGGTAAACAAGTCTATGATACAATGATATCAAGTATCAACGACGAACGTGATAAAGTGAAAGAAGATGAATATGGTAAGAAAGAACGATTAATTGACAAATCGTTTCTAGTCATGAATCGGTACAAAGACATCATCAACATTGACGATCCAAAGTATAACGTCGAATTTACAAACGAATTGGCGATTTTGAACAAGCAAAATTGATTTATGCAAATCAATTATAAAATTGTAACTATTTGTAATTTTTAATTGTTCCACCCGCTTTCATATACACTTTTTTACGATGCGAAAAATGTTTTTTCAAACCCTTATGTTCATCCACAAAATCGAACACAATAGGTTCAACTTTTTCTGTTCGCATAACACGCGCCAAATACTGAATGAAATATTCTTCCATATCCGAAGCAATAATCAATGCATCCAAGATATCATGTGAAAACCCAACGCCGCATTTTTGCAAACTTGCAACAATAATTCGAGATTCTTTGTCATACTTATTCGTATCTTCTACCATCAATGATACCTTTTCCTTTTTATCAATCAATTTTTCATAAATGAAAGTCGCCTGTTGAACTCTCTTACACAACACCAAAAAATGTCGATCTGGAAAAGAATCAATGATATCAACAATCATATTGTTTCGACCTTCATGCATGCACTGCGCGGTAATCAACGCATTCCAATTTGACGATTCTTCTTCAAACTCGATTCCCGTATCCACTTTGTAGACTATATGTTTATGAAACAATTCACGTTTGATGCAGTTTTCTTTACCGAAATAAAGGTCAAGCAGTCCATCCATTCCATCCGGTCTTGTTGGTGTAGCGCTGAGACCGAGTAAATAGCGTGGATTGACATAAAACATGGATTCGGAAAGACTTTCGGCCATAATCGCATGGATTTCGTCAACGATCACGTATCCAATCTTATCAAAGAAATCTCTACCCATTTTTTTCACATTTTGTGCATTGATAATGTAAATATCGGCATCTTTGTTTTTCTTTCTAGGTTTAATCATTTCAACTGTTGCATCCGAAAATCTCTCAATACTCTCTTTCCATTGTTCCATCAAGACTACACGATGACATACAATCAACGTTTTCAACTTTATTTTAGTCGCCAAAAAAATCGCCAGACATGTTTTACCTGCACCTGGGTACAGAGAAATCAATAGGCATCCGTACTTATTCATTCTGGATAAACATTCATCCTTGATTTCCAACTGAATGGCTCTCAACTCGCTTTTAAAGTTGATTGATATCGAATCATAATGTACACGCGGTCTTCTTTCACACGGAATATGTTGCAGCGCCCAGTAAAAAGGAACGTAATAACATTGTTTTTCGCTATGTTGCAAGAATGCGTTAAGGTACGTCTCCTTGACTTTAAACCCCGTGCGAGGGTTAAATGAACTCTCGACTTTTTTTACCTTGACGTGATTAATAATTTTATCTTCTTTTTCAATGGTGATTTGATTGGCATCAATACAAATTGACATTTGTATTGATTATTAAAATTATTTTATAATCAATTTTATTCAATGTCGTCTCTTCTTTTCGCGATGAAAAATGTGTTTCAAACAAATTACAACAATTCCAAATAAACAAATGTAAGCTAGATACTTTATATTGCTTTGAGTAACAGTTGAAATGAATGTAGGAGTTTTCAGTTTAGGCTTGGCGCATACATATTCTGCGTGACAATCAACTAATGTGAGCCCTGTATCTTTATCTTGGATGGATTTTGGCTCAACCAACAAAATACCGCCAAGACTTACACCATAATCTGAATTGTCGGTTTCAAACGCACACCCTTCGTTAATTGAAGGCAAATCTTTGAAAATTGCAGAAAGTGCGTACTTGAAATAACCTCCATCTCCCCATTTTTCGGACCACGAATTTCTGCAGACCCAATATTCTACCGTTGGATAAGTATATGTAGTAGAATTTATTTCAATGCTGATATCATGTTCAACGCCCCAACCAACAATTGATATGGCGTGACCACCTAGAGGCCTCGTATCATTTTCATGTTGCGTTCCTTTCGCATAATTTGCCGTTTTTATGTATACACCTTTTGTCAACTCGAACTTGCCATGACTATTGTCAAACATGAAATTTGGGTATACAATAAAACCGCCGACAGCTGCTCCATATTTCCGAATATGAACTTTGATGTGATTTGGGTCATAGGAAATAATCTTGTTTTTAATGTTGTAAAGCTTCGGTGGATTTGTATTGCAACAACCACATTTTGGAATCATTTCATTTACACTTTGCATTTCTTGGTCAACTACATTATGGCCAGATTTTGGATTGCAATATTCATTCTGTTCGCATATTTTGTAGTAGTTTTGGCAACAATTTGTTGATATCCCTTTTTCAATAATAAAATCAATTACACCGGAAGGATTTCCGCCGTTACAAGCATTATTCTTCAAAAAGTTAGTTGGAACACTTTGGCCTAATACTTCCTCATCTGTTAAACAAGATAAGATATACATTGGACTAATTGACGGATTTTCATCGAGATTCATACCAAACAAAAAATTATCAGAAATTGTAGTAGCAATTGATACAGCAAAACATGATCCACAATGGCCTTGGTTTACAGGCCGTATCGATTTTTTCTTTAATTCTTTTTCTTCTTCTGAATCAGAAGTGTCGATTGTATAATTATTCCAGTTTTTTGGAAGTTGTTTTTCTTCTTCACTCATTTGAAATTTTTTCTGAACGATTGTGAATTTACCGACTTTAAAACGCAAATCGCATTTGGATGGTGGGGCGTACACGGTTCCTATCAATGACTCGTCTGGTGAATAGGTAAAAGTTGGCGGCAAAACTAATTTTTGTGTTGTAGCTGAATTGATAATTTCTAGATATTCTTTACTCATTTATTTAGAATTTAATAAAAAATTATGAATATACCAACCCAATGAAATATAAGAAAGATTTTGATCATTTTCTCTTTCTTCGTTTTCTTCGACTTTTTCGTTTTCTTCGTTTTCTTCGTTTTTTTCGACTTCCAGTTCTTCAACTTCATTCTCACTTTTAGTTTCGCCTTTTTCCAACAAGTAGAGGTGTTTAATGTAGAGTAAAGTTAGGTCTCTTTTTGTAGATTCCGGTAAACAATCATTTTTCAGTAAAAAGAGTAGGTGCTCCAAATGATGAATCAAATCAGATGTCATTTTATTTATATATCTCTTTATATATAAATCTAAATTAACGATTGCCAGCAGAGCATGCATAGCAATTGCTCTTGTATCCAGCAATGTTTGACAAATCACGACGCTCTTGGAAATTGCGATTGGCGCGGGTGTCAGCGTATCCCTCTTTCAATTGAGGACGGTATCCGCTCATACCATTGGTGCATTGCATTCCTCCATCAACACCACACGTACCGTTGGTGTAAGGCGAAGCGACTTTTCCGTATTGGTAGCCGACACTTCCTCCTTTCATGTAGTCTTCTCTGACGGCTTGTCCGCGTACCAATTCCGTTTGTTTTTGGAAACGGGTGTCGGGGGCGACGGGCATGCCAAGAGCAGCCGGATTGAGATAACCAGATGCATCCAAAGGAATAAAGTCGATGTATTGAGGGCGTTGGTAATTCTCTACCATGACACGATCAAGGGCGGATTCGCATCCAGGTGATTTGGTGTAGTATGAATCGTACGAAACGGAACGACCATATTGATCAAGACCATTCCATACTGTACATAGTAAATTGTCAGGATTTTCATAACGATCGGACCATAGTTTCTCGGCATATCCCGTATTGACACTGCATGTTTGTACTGAACCAGTTAATGCAACACTCATTTTATTATGAGAAAAAGAAAATAATTTTAATTTAACAAAAACTTTAATTCTATTTTTCTATTTCTATTTTTCTAAAAAAATTTCTTTTTCTCGAATGGTTTTTTTGATTTGTTCGCACATGTCATATTTACCAGATTTTTTATCCTTACTCTTTTTATTTTTTTCTTTCTTTACCCATCCATAAATGCGCAACGAATCTTTTTCAGTCACATCTCCCACTAATGTTTTAAATTCTTTAAACAATTTCGATTTCTTAAATTCTTTAAACTCGTCTTCTTTTATTTCGACTTTATGTATCGGCTCAATTTTTAGTTTATGTATGATTGACAAGAGCTCAATTTCTGGCATCGTATTGCACACTTGACCTCTCGGTTTACCCCTATTATCCGTCTTTCCTTCCTTTGTTTGTTTATTCACAACTTCTTTTTTAAGTATTTTAAATTCATCATCTACAAACAAACCAATTAATCCGTATTTTTTCATTTTCTCCTCTTTTTCCTTTTCATATTTGTCCTTAATTTCTTTAATGATATCTGAATCACAATCAGACCATACCATTTCTTTTTTATCAAAGCATCTGTACTTTACGAAATCAAAAATAATCAAATCGTCTTTTACTGTAACATACTTCTCGTAAATTTTGTGTTTGAGAATGTAATCTCGCAATAGACTGCATTTTTCTTCAATCTGTAACCCCTTTTCTCTAGAAATCACAGCCGTTTCATACATCAGATTTTTTGTTTCTTTATCAAAAAAATCGAAAATCTTATCCTTTTCAGATTCTCTTTCATTTTTCAATTTGTTGAATAATTCAATCTCAACTTTCTTATCAAAATTAAATTCAAGTTCAAGTGGAATATAATCTACATAAAATGAATCAAGCACACAATCATTCTTAAAAGATGACAAAAAAACAAGATCGTTCTCATGTTTCAAGAAGAAATTCATTTTGTTCTTGACAAATAAAACATTATTTTCAATACAGTACAAGATCGTTTTCACTACCAAAAAATCGGATGACATTTTTAATTCGTCCAATGTATACACCGATTTTAGTAGAAATTTGGCTTTTAATTTTTCAACCATCTTTTCAATATCATCTTTATCATAAAATAAATTGTAGGTTGAATAATCAATCTCTTTTTGTTCCATCTCATCGTAACATTCGTAATCGCAATCTCTGTACTCGCACTCTCTTAATCCATCCATATCCAAGACATTCCTTTTTTTTGTCAACATGCAATCAAAACTCACCAGTTTCAGTAAATATTCGACCGATTTAATCGATATGTCTTTATCTTCACACGTCAAATATTTGTATCGATCAATTGATTTAAATTTTCCCAGCTTGTTTTTATCTCTCTCATCCTCAGTTTTTTCATCGTCTACTATAATCGTGTAAAGGTAAATATTTACAGTTACATCCAATTGGTGTGAAGACAACCGAAACGCTCTCGCAATCGCTTGATCAATCTGGCTAAAATTCCAATGTGGTGTTAAAATGTGAACATTCTTTACATTTTTAAACGTAAACCCTTCACTTATAATTTCTGTTCCAATAATCACCTTTATTTTTTTACCAGACACATTTTCTTCTCCATTAAAAACCTTTATGGCTTTATCAATATCATTTGCCGTATCACTTGTTAATAATGCGTATGTTCGTTCACTGTACCCTTTTTTGAAACTCATAAAACCGAACTCTTCCAACAATTTCGAGAAAATAATGGCACCACCCTCATGTGCCGAATTCATATAAACAAAATGACTCCCCTCATTACTTAAAAGCAGACGGATACAAGTCGCATACTTTATGCTGTATTTCTCCAACTTTTGCAATTTCATTTCATTTGAGTCTTCTTTTTTACTATCTTTAATCAACGACTTTTTCCCTTTGTAATACTCCGTGTACCCTTTCTCACCAATCGTTTCATTGGGGAAAACGAATAGAGCGGCTTGACTTGCATTCGTGTAAAAAGCGGAAACCTTATCTTTGTCCATACGGTCCTTCTCCAAAACATCCAAATAGATTCGTTTTTGTGGTTCTTTCAATTTCAGATAAAGTTGTTTCATGTACTTTAAATCTAACAGTTCGCCAATAAATTCTTTCTTTGTATCTGTTCTCATCATTCTCAAAAAACTTACTTTTCCGTACAAGATCTGTTTCAATTCCTCTTCTCTTTCTGGATTCAATACCAAATCGTTGCCCAATTTAGTCATGTACCTCTTTTTAAATTCTTCTCCGGTTGGCAGTTGTCGATCGGAATCCAAAATCAAATTCATCAAACTTGCAATCTCGGAAGGAGAATCGACCATCGGCGTACCCGTCATTAAAATCACCTTGCAATTCTTTACGAGATGCAACATTCTGTAAATCTGAGAATACGCATTTTTCTTTGATTCTTTTATGTGAAGATGGTGTGCCTCGTCGATCACGATAACCAGATTGCTGTACTCATCACGAATGTTTTCATCTGACATACGTTCCAAGGAATTACTGAATGCAATAAACGTTCTGAAATCATAAAAATCCTTCAATTTTTTATTAATCCGAATATTCACTTTTGTTTTGGTCAATTCCGTATCGTCTTTGTATCCAATTTTTTTATCGTCGTCTTCAATCGTGTACGTATCATTCGTACACTTGTCGACCAATTCTCTCTTGTAATTAGAAATCAAATTTTCACCCTTCATCAATATCAATGCACGCTTAATGGTCGATTTTGGATCCTTTATCACTTTTTCGATGACTGCTACAGATAAACACGTTTTTCCTGTACCAGGTTCGTGCATAACAAGTATTCCTTTGTAAGGAGTATTTGAGTTTAAAAAACGGGCAAGAATATTTTGGTGGTTCATGTATTCTCCGCTTTTCGTAGGCGGAATTTCTGTTTTTTCTAGTTTGTAGTCATTGAATTCTTTCTTATAAAATAAAGGTATTTCGTCAACTAAATCTCCTAAAATGTACTTTATATCAATGTCAAATTCTGTATAAGTAGGTAAAAAATCGGCGATTGACATTTATATTAAATTAAATATTTAAATTTAATTTAGTCTAATTGATTGAACAAAATAATTTCAAAATATATTGCAATTTACTAGGGATACAGTCTAGATCAAATTTTAATCTATTTTTTAACACTTTTCCTTCATAGGGCAAATCTTTTGACGACAAAAAAGATTGTTGTTCCTCCATATAATAAGCTTTGATTAAGGCGTATACAATTTCTTGTTTTTCATCTTCCATTACCTTAATTTTCTCAATTATATTTTTTTTCTCTTCGTCGTCTAACTCTGCAAAGTCTTTTTTCATTGTTTCACACAATGTCTCGTATAATGGAAAGTTGGGAAAGTTCATTTGCTTTTCATTTTTTTATTTACTTTATTTCAATTTTAAGTTGGACTTTTTGGGTCTTTTTTCCTCGAGACTTTTTCTTTGAGACTTTTTGGGACTTTTTCTTTGAGACTTTTTGGGACTTTTTCTTTGAAACTTTTTGGGACTTTTTCTTTGAGACTTTTTTTTCCTCATTTTACTTAATTTTTCTTTCATTTCTGTGATTTTTGCATTCCTTGTTAATAAAATATCGTATTTAGGCAAAACGACGTCATGACCATCCACTCTTCCTTGTGAATAAATTCTTATGATGAACTTGTCACTTGTAAGTGGTAAATATTTGTCTTTTAATTTTTGTAAATCGATCTCTTTGTCTTTTAGAAATTCAATACTTTTATCCTTTGAATCGGTCTGCTCATATGCATCTTCCAATAATTCTTTCAATACACATAATGTAGCTTCTTGATCTCTATAAAAACCGTTACAGTACTCCATTTATATAATGATATTTTTATGTATACGCTTCAGAAAATTCCATGTAAAAATCGTCAGATTCTCCCCATAAAGGTTGCCCTGATGCATAAGCCGGAATGTTCTTTTTGTCGGTTTGTTTCGGCGCCTCTTTTGTAAATTTCTCTTTTGTCTGAATCTTGTTACTCACCTCTCTAATAAATCGATTGATCTCAGATTCTTCGTGCGGCCCATCGTACCGAATAAAAGGTCTTCCGGCAACATACAAAATCATCAACGGGACGTACTTTATCTCCGAGATGGTACGTTTACTCATGGCGACAATATTCTTCTCTTTGCTAACATTAATCATTCCAAATTGACAGCCACCAAGTTGGCCTGGAAGACGTTTAAAAATCGGAATCAAATTACGACTATGTGCACAATTCGTCGAATAGAATAAAATCAGACTCAATCCTCTTATACTATGACACAAAATAGGCCCCTTTGTTCCAGTATTTATTCCGAAATCGTCTGTCTGTAAAAATAATAATCCGCTCATATTTATACTTACAATCTTTATTTAAATCGTGATTTACCAATTTAAACAATTATCTATTATTAAAATGGAAAAAGTTGAAAAAAAGCGTGTTATTATCGCACTTTACGGTGACAATTTTTCACAAGCATTCGTCATTTCATGGTCACAAACTCTCAACGATTTAATGAAAAATGATCGATACGAAATCTTAATCTGTCCTGGAAAAAGCGAATCTCGCATTCATACACTAGGCACCGATGTCGTTCGCGGGAAAAGCCAAAAACCGTTCAATGGAGATAAATACGACATTTTTGTTAATATTGATTACGATATGGTCTTTTCATCGCAACAAGTAATCGAATTGATTGAAAGTACCAAGATACACCCCGTTGTTTCCGGATATTACATGTTAGCCAATAATAAAAACTTGTCAGTTGTAAAAGACTGTGTCAAATCCTTTTTTATCGAAAATGGAACCTTTAAATATTTAGAACCCAAAGAGTTTGAAGAAACCATGCAAAAATACCAAGAACAAATTAAACTTTATAAAGAAGACGAAACCAAACTAATCCCTGAACCAGATTTCATGAAAGTTTCTTATGTAGGCCTCGGCTTTTTCGCGTGTCGTAAAGAAGTACTCGATGATTTACAATACCCTTATTTCAACCATGAATTGCAACGCTACCGAAAAGGAAATTTGGAAATCATAGACATGTGTAACGAAGAAGTATCTTTCTGTAAAAATCTCGAAGATGCTGGTTACGATATCATGTTAAACACACGTTTACGTGTTGGTCATGAAAAAAATATGATTTTGTAAGTTTTTATTTCCAATAAAAACTAATGCAAACTTAAATTCAGCAATTGACATTCGACCGAACAAAACGGTTTCATGCAACATTCACACCTCTTGTGACAAAAGCTCGTATCTCCACATGTATCACACGTTTTCAATTTTCTTTCAAAATACAAGTTTTTTTCACGGATTAATTGTGTCAATTTATCACGAACGATCTTCATTTGGTATTCCTTCTCGTGGATATCCAACTCTTTTTCGTTGATTTCATCCATACAGACATAAAGGTACTTTATCGCTTTTGTGTAACATTTTTTAGGGATGTTTTTCTTGTACCTTTCCTTCACTCGATTCATGAGTGCAATCATCATTTTCTTATCTTTAACTACATTCAGTTTGTGCAACAAGTTCGAAGTCAAAGGCTGAAAATTGATAAATTCCAATAACTTGTACTCGTCGTAATCCATGCTTTCTTTATTTTTTTTTCTATTAAAATATTTCAATTTTATTTAATCCAAGACGACAATTGTTGCCGAATTTCAATGTTTATTGAATCGAACATGACAAATGTTGCAAAATACAAACATTAATGGTAATACCTGTTGCACAACCTAAGAAAAGACAATTGGAACATTTATAAGAATTTCGGTCACAAATATCCATGAAATTTTGCTGTTCGTCAAAAAAATCAGCCGTATCAACATTCACATCTATTTGTTCGACTTCTTCCACCCTTTTCTTATGAATATAAATGTACATTTTAGTTAATTCTACTCCAGAAAACTCCCATACCTCATTTTTTACAACGCTCATTTTATGAATTTTTCCATTAATTTCAACAAGGTACATTTTATTCTCGAGATAAGCTGCAATACAAGCGCAATCGTTAGGATCGATCGGAAATTTGTAGTAATCACTTAACATTTTACCTAATTTATCACGATGTACACAATTATGCGTATCAAATGAAGTTGCACAAAGTGCTCTTTTTTCATTTCGATCCAAATAAGGAAGCACGATTATTCCGTATCCCATACCTGTCTGAAATAACCGATGAAAACGATTCATACGATTTTCATCTAACAAATCTCGCTCCAATAATGATTCCGTCGACATTTTTTTTAAATTTTTTGTAACAAAAAATATCAATTTTAAGAAGAAAACGTAGTGGAACTTGATTGAAAAGCTTGCAATAAGAGTTTGGGAATGGAACAGAGGGCTTCAAATGTTCTGTCACTCATGGCACATTATTCGATTTCTATCCGAAACGATTTACGAAAATTCTCATATTGGAAAAGGCCGCGAATTGCAGCTTGAAAATTATCAACTTTGTTTGCGAATGACATAAAATGAATTTTTGTTTCCTTACGGTAAAACATATCCATAAAACTAAATTTTAGAAGAAATATTATCACGTTAATTTGCTGTGTTCTTTAAAGTCACTTATTCAAATAAATATTTCAAAATTAATTGAATACGATTCACATATGTGTGTTTGTCTTTAACTAAATTCATTAGATCGACCACTTTTTCTTTTTTAGACTTATCATTTTTTTCAAAGTCTAATCCTAGCTCTAAACACTGATACATATTTGGATGATAAATAATCTTTTTTTCAAATAATTCATAAACAGTTTCGTTATTTGTTATCCCCATTTTACCGTAAGATATATTTTTAAAAATCCTACACGGCACATATCCTACATCTACTTGCCATTTATCGCCTTGTATTGCCGGTGCAACAATAGATTCTGAAATATACTTTTGGTTCGTCTCTGTATCTACATTATTTGAAAATCCTCCAATTTGTACAAAGTTTAAATCATTATTTTTACAGAAAGAATCAATAACGAGATTTGTATCAGTAATACCCATTCCTACAAAATAAATGTTCCGCGTAGTGTTTACATTATCATAATTTTTAATATTTTGTTCTATTTCATGTGGTAACAAGTCTGTGGCCCAGGGAAAATATAAAGTAGAATAAGAATCTTTATTTGTGGATTTTGTGTAATGCATACATTTTTCAATTTGAAGTTCATTCCTTTTTAAACAATCTTTTGTGTATACTTGAATAATCAAAACTTTAGTGTTATTTACAACAGAATTTCTATATCTTTCTTGATCAACATTATGTAAAACATAATAACAGTCATCTCTTAATGGTATTTTAGAGTCTACTTGTCCTTCTGTTAAAAAGAGACAAGACGAAAAATCAAAATTGTTTACATCATCAGTGTTATCAAACCAATATGTATCATACCCCAGATGTTTAAAAGTTTTAAAAAAACTATAGTGTATAAAACTGAATGTATTCGAATACAATTTGTGTCCCCATATAATAACTTTATTGATTTTATTACTTTCCATTTTTATAATAAAATCTTTCTTTAAATAACCCATGAAAATTCGCATATTGAAAAAGGTCGTGAATTGCAACTTGAAAATTTACAATTGAAATTAAGAATGGTTTAAAGTTAATTTAAACAATTTCAGAAGGATGAAACGACTCACATGCTATAAATAATTCATCTATATCTGTTAATGTTCTGCATATATAGTCTTTGACGATCATTTTTTCATAAAACATAATAACTCTTAATATGTAGCCATGATTTACAACTGTTTGGAATTTCAATTTGTTCTTATGGCGATCTTGTTTAAAAATGTAAATTGCTTTTACTTCAATCACAATTTTTGTTTCTTTAAACATAAAATCTGGGAAGTAAACGTGATTATCATACGAAAAATTAATAATATCATTAGTGATATCATCTTCTTCAATTATTCTATTTAATAATGGATCACATTTTTGTTCCAGCATCCATAAAATAGCTTGTGGCTCGTAACCCATAACCCAAATCTCTCTTTTTGTTTTAGGAAACATAAACTTTTTTGACGAATAACTTGAACTTAAAATTTTTTTATAAATTTCAGGTACTTTTGATACATTATCTGCACCATATTTATTAATACACGTTTGTTTACATTTTTCAACTTTACAATTAACACACTTTTTTCCTCTTTTAATATCACTTAATACAGCTTCATGAGATTTTCCGCAAATACATAATAATTTCAATTTTTGTTTATTATTTACATATTCTTCTTTTTTTGTTAAAAGAACCATACCCTGTTCAGTTACTTTTTCTTGAATACATTTAAAATCTAATTTATTTTTATCATTCTGACATTGTGAACAAACTCCATCGGATCTCAATAAATTTCCTATAAAAGTTTGGCATTCTGTCTTACATGTAAAACATTCATAAATAACAACTCTTGTAGAAAAATTTACACTTAAAACAATATGACCTGAATTAAGTTTGATTTTTTCACTAAACTCTTTTGTCTGAATTTCCAAGTCTTTTATCTTTTTACAAGTTGTACAAAAATCCTCAGCGGGAATTTTAGTTTTTTTATTTGAGAAACTATTGGATGTTAACGAATTTATGTGACTCAATTTACATCTAAATTCAATTTTCTTTTTCTTATAAAATTCATCCATTTGTGTGATTATTTCATAATCTGATAAAAAATTAATAATATTATCGTATTTCATTTGATTTAATTTTTTTTAAATCAAATTTATCATTATTTTTTCTCAGGTCCTTTGTACTCTTTTTTTGTACCTATACGCAAATTTGAAACTTTAAAATTCTCAAGTGTTTTTTTATATTCTTCTTCGCTTTTATCCTTTGGTTCGTAAAAAGAAATAAAACGAACAATAAAATTCTGATTTCCATCTAATTTTTCATAACCTTCAATCTTGAAGGCCTTTGCAACTATTCGTGATGCATATTCTTGTTTTCCAGCAATATTATAGCGAAATTTACTCATACATAAAGTCAAATCTTTTTCTTCAGTGTTTTTGCACCTACCAAAAGACGAAATCCAACCTCCCTGAATTCTTTTCCATATTTCTCCATTTTCTTCTTTTTCTTCTTCTTTAAAGTCTAATTCTTTTGCTTTTTTTTCGTTACACTTTCTACAGTTTCGACGAAGATAATCTTTAATCATCTGAGTTTTTTCATTTCCACAAGAACAAATGTACGTAATTTTTTCATTTTTAGTTGTGAACAATGATACATCCGTTTTCAAAACGCAATTTTTTTCTAGCAAAATTTTCTTTATCTCGATACTTAATGTCGTCTCCATTTTTAAATATTTTTGTATTTAAAAAAATAATAATCAATTTTATGAAAGAGCTCTGAAAAAGTAGTTCTAAAGAACTGGAAATCCAAGTGCACCACCAGAGATTCTGATGATATTGTTGTTGACACAAGTCGTGACAAAGTCGTATTTCGTCGATACAGCTGCCAAAGGACCGGCAGCGGCTCCACTAGGATTCGTCAAATACCACGAGTTGTTTTGGGCAGCCGACGAGAAGGGGACAATACTTACATTCGTCAATTTTCCATAGTTGGTGGATCCCATTGGGTCAATATTGTAGAAATCCAATGAGTAAGAGTAACTGTGGTATCCGGTTTCGAGGGGGATGACGGGTGCGCTGTACCAGGGGTTCACGAGCGAGAAGTAATCCGAGCCCATGTTCTGGAGACGTTGCGTGTTCTCATAGATGAGAGACGTATTGTCAACGGGGTCAGATCCGGCCGTGAAATCAACAACACCGAACAAGCTGGAAGTTGGGTCAACTGCAATGCTACCAGATTGGTGAGGACCGAGAGGATTTTGAGCATCTGACGTGTAATTGGACCAAGCAGCATAGTTGGCTTTGTTGCGGGCAGCCCAGAAGAGAACCTTGACGGCATGCGAGAAACGAATGTCAAATTGAGGCGTGATTTGAGTACCGTTTTGGACACCAATGAGACCACTAGTGCCGCTGTTAGCGGCGGTTTGGTTGTTGTACGATTGAATCGGAGCAGTTTGGACTTGTTCAATGAGAATGTCGCGAGGAGCACAAGCCATCTTCTTGCGTTCTTCGTTCGACACGATCGCATAATTGGCCCATACTTGGCACGAATTGCCGATATTGATGTCGTTGCCAACGATGTCACTGGCTTGTGCGGGAACTGAAACCCATGCACCAGCAGTGCTGCTGTATACTTGAGCAGGAACACCGGTAGTTCCTTGGGAGTATACAGGCGGGAATGTTGCACCAGAAGTAGCTGCCGCGGGGTACCAGGTATCCTTGATCAACAAGTCGGTCCATTGACGGAACGAAAAGTTGATACGCATTTCATTGTACGGAAGAGCCGCGGTCGGCAATGCAACACCGGAATCACGCGCGAAGAAGAACGGGAGTGGAAGGTTGAGCACCTGAGAGGGCAAGACTTGTTGAGTGGAAGTAGTCGTTTGGCCATTGAGGCCGTACAGAAGAAGCGGGTTGGCAGCAACGGGGTTGATGAGTGGGTTGACGTTACCAATCATGACGTTGTAGCCGTTACGCTTGCCGGCGGGTACGGTGAACGAGGACCAGAAATCCAAATGAAAGTTATCAAAACGAGCAGCCACCAAATCGTTGAACGTGATACTGCATTCCTGGATCAGATTGTGCATCAAGTTACGAGACCAACGCAACACGGAGCAAGAAGCAGCAGTCAAGTTGGTATTGTTATTCGTGAGAGTGGCAGTAACTTGAGGCAAAACGACACGAAGCCACGTTTGCAGGAGGTAATCACCAGCACGAGAGATGGAGACCGACCATTGTTGGCCAAAGCCCGATTGGCCTGACGATTTGCTCAATACAACGGGAACCTGTGTAAACCACGTTGATTTGCGAACTTCGCGAACGAAGTAGGCGATGGATTCGGAACCGCCGTATGTGTACTTTTCTTGTTCATCATACGTAGCGAGATCGATAAAACCGGATGTTAAGTTGGAGGTAGCGATAGACATTTTTATTATAGAGGAGAATTTTTTTTTAAATTTACATTAATTTTATTTTATGTTGGCTTAAGAAATTGAGAATGCCAAAATCAGAAAAACGATTCTTTGATTTTAGTGTTAAAGAGTTGATTGGAATTAACTGACCTGTATGTGACTATTTACATTTCATACTTGGTTTAATCGAAAGATCAAAAAAGTAGTTCCGATTCCGGATCATGATAAAACTACACATAAATGGTGTAATTTGTGTGAGAATGTACGCAAGTTGAATTTTTTTCATAAAGCAAGAAATAAAGATGGATTAAGTCCAAATTGTGAGAGTAAACAAAAAGATTGAAAAAATAAGAATGATTTTTATAGTGATTATAAAAATTTTAGTCTGTTTTCGTCCTTGTTTTCGTCCTTGTTTTTGTACGTGACTTTGTTTTTGACTTTGTCTTTGATCTTGATTTCTTTTTAAAATTTACATTTCTTGGTTTTTGTGTAAAGATGATTTGGCGGTCGATTTGTTGTTGATGGTAAAATTGAGCATTTTCGTGTGTAAAACGAGAAATTTCATGTATTAATTCTTGGTTTACAGAATTTTCTGAAAGTTCGATCCCAAATAAAGTTGTATTTTTCATTAAACATCTCAATAAGTCTCTTGCGCCTATATTTGTGATATTATTGTTAGCTAAATTGATTTGCTTTAATCCGCTGTATAAGAGAGCTTTTGATAAAAATCTTGCACCTAGATCTCCAATGTTATTGTTTGAAAGGTTTAGGTAAACTAGTGTTTTGTTTGAAGAGATATCTTTGTGTATTTGTTCGATTTCAGAGCCAGTCAGGTCACTATCAATGGTGAGTGAACGTAAGACTACATTATTTCTGAAAAGATTTCCTAGCGAAATGGTAGCTTTTTCTCCGATTGGAATCTGGATGATATCAATTACATCTATTACATCATTTTTCGAAAATGAGTCGAATAAAGAGGCGAGACCTTCATCTGTGATTTTGTTTTGTCCGATATAGAATCGATAGAGAGATGAGGAGAGAAGGGCTTCGGAAAGAAATTCGGCTCCTGTATCGGTGATCTGATTGCCGATAATGTAAAAAGCTTCGAGAGTATTGTTTGAGGATAGAGTGTGTGCAAAAATTCTTGCGGTTTCGTCGCCGATGTTGGTGAATGATAAATTTAGTTTTTTTAGGGTTTTGTTTACCAAAAGAGCTTGAGCGAGAGCGGCTGCTCCTACGTCTCCGATTGGATTTCCGGAGAGATCTAGAATTTCCAGGTGGGTGTTGGTGAGTATATATTCGGCTAAATCGTAGGCACCTACATCAGTTATTTTATTTTGGGAGAGGTCGAGTCCTTTCGTGTACTTCATTTGTGAGAGTAGTTTTTGTAGATCTTTGTTGGTTAGATTTTTTTGAGAAAGATTCATTTTATTAGTACTAAAATTAAATGCACAAAATTTCGTTAAAAAGATAAGTAATGTAAAGATAATGGAAATAGACATATTAAATATTGATAAAAATATACGTGATAAGTGGAAAATAAATGAGGAAAAAATGAACGAGATTCAAAAAAGTTTGAACGATATCAAGGAGATAGTCAGTGATGTAAATTTGTCTTCTCATATAGTGAAGGATCTAAAGGATAAGATAAAGAATTTGGAGAATGAAAAAGACAAATGCGAGAATTATCAGACAAATTTGAATTTTTACATTATGGATGTGACTTCGATATTGGAGACATACAAACAATTGATTACAAAGCCAAAGAAGATTTCATTTATGAAAAAAGATGCGGATAATAATGATGTTCGAGTGATTGTGAAGAAGTATCTTGATATATTGGATTTGTATGAGATTGACTACGGAAATTTGGATGAGATTGTATCGACCAATAATAAATGTTCTGTGAAAAAGAAGGAGTGCAAGATGTGCAAATCTACGACTTTTGTGTACAATGAGTATAACAATGTTGAAATTTGTGAGGTTTGTGGATCACAGGAAGATAAGTCTTACAAGTCATCTTGTTATAAGGACATTTCACGTGTGAACATATCAAATAAGTATACGTATGAGAGAAGAGTTCATTTTAAGGATTGCATTAATCAGTATCAAGGAAAACAGAATTCTACGATTGATGATAAGGTTTATCAGGATATAGAGAAACAATTGGAATTGCATGGTATTATTCCGTTGAACAAAGAGGATCCAAAGAGATTTGAGAATGTGACAAAGGAGCATATTTTGTTGTTTTTGAAAGAGACGTCTCATTCGAAACATTATGAGGATATTGTGTTGATATACAATAAATTGACGGGTAAAAAGGTGGACGACATTTCTCATATTGAGGATCAGTTGATGGAAGATTTCGATAAGATATCGAATGTGTACGACCAGAAGTTTAAGTTTACTGGAAAGATAGATCGGAAGAGTTTTATCAATACGCAATACGTTTTGTTCCAGTTGTTACGTAAACACAAGTATCCGTGTAAGAGGACTGACTTTAACATGTTGAAAACCTTGGATCGAAAAAGTTTTCATGATGAAATTGTGAAGGAAATTTTTGAACACTTGAATTTTAATTTTACGCCGATTTTTTAATTGAGCTTAAAGAGTATGATATAGTAAAAATAGATGTCGATTTTTCAAGATAAAAAAACAATTGTGCACATTTCATGTGAAATTATTGTATTGGGAACAATGGTGTATTTTTTCAATAATAAAACGAACCAGCTTTTGAATCAGAACAAGCAAAACGAAAAGAGTATTGATGATTTGCGTGCGGAGATTTCGGAATTAAAAAAGAAGATTGGTAGCGTTGAACCGAACTTGAACGAAATGCGATATTTGATAGAATCATTGGAGAATGTAAAACGAGAGTCTAGGAATTTAATTTTGCAAATAAGACAGATGCAAGCACAGCAAATTTCTATGCCTCTTCAACCCCAACCTCTTCAACCCCAACCTCTTCAACCCCAACCTCTTCAACCTCAACAACAACCTCAACCTCCTTTACAAAAAGCGAGACAAAAACGTACGCCACCGTCTTCACCTGATTCTTCACCGGAGCCTTCACCGTTATATGCTCAGTCTGGAAAGAGGGTACAGATCGATGAGAATGTGCTGGTGATTGATTTTGAATCTAGTTTTGGGCCTAAAAAGTCTACTGCTAAATTAGAAGTGGTGGATGAAGAGGAGGATTTGGATAAAGAATTGGAATCTGAACTTAAAGAGCTGGAAGAGTAATAAAATGAAAAAGTTGAATTTTCAAAAATGGTATGAAGAATATAGGGATGATTTAAAAAATCTTTATATTAAATTAAATCATGTTTTAAAAAGTAAAAACATTGAATATAAAGAACGCAGTTTTGGTTTATTTTGTAAACTAATTTTTTCAAAGAGTTCAAAGTATGGATAAAAGGCGAATTAAGACTGATATTCAGGAATCGGATGAGTTTGATTTCAAGGAAGAAAATGCGGAGATTAGCGAGTCGTATTTACAGGAAGCGTTTGAGGATCTTGTGTACGATTCGATTGTAGAGAGTTTGGACATTTTTAGGACGTATACGTATGAAAAAGCACTTCCAATAGGTGAAAAAATGACATTTAATGATTTGGCTGATTTTTTCTTTGTTTAAATTTTTTAAAAAAATTTAAATTTACTTTTTGACGGTGGATTTGCTGGTAGATAACAAACATTCCATGATTCTATCGTGAAGTAACGTATCGTCTAAATCGATATCTGAGTCTTCGGATTCATCTTTTGATTCGGAAGCTTCCTTGGGTTCAGAAACTTCCTTGGGTTCAGACTCTTTCTTTTCTTCCGACGCTTCCTTGGGTTCAGAAACTTCCTTGGGTTCAGACTCTTTCTTTTCTTCCGACGCTTCCTTGGGTTCAGATACTTCTTTGGATTCAGAAGATTCTTTGGAAGATTCACTTTCGGAAGCAGATGATTCTTTGGAAGATTCGCTCTCGGAACTGACCATATTTTTCATTAGTTCGGCTTTCAAGTCTTCAATCTCTTTTTTGTTTCCAACATATGCTCCTTTTTTATCGGCATAACGAACAACATCGTCGTCGCGGTTAAGGTTTTTGGGGACACATTTTTTATTTCGTAAATCGCATTCTTCTGTTTCTTTGCACGGAATTTTACTGTCACATTTGTCTCCTTTTGCCAAGGCGGCTAAATAAGCGAGTTTATTCTTTTTTTGTTCGTATTCGCTTTTGTGATTCAGGTCGATCAAGTAAGGAGATTCGTCGACGATTTCAACACCTTGTGGAAATTTCTCGGTCATTTTCACATTGGCGAGTTGTCTGGTGGCAGTACCTTTGACACGCTTACCATTTTCATCGTTTTCGTAAAAGTAAATGAAGGTATTTCCAGGAGCATCCATATCAAATTTAAAACATAGATTCTGTTTTTTGGATTTAGATTTGTCGTGATTTAAATCGATCAAGTAAGGAAATTCGTCAACGATTTCAATTCCTTTTGGGAATTTCTCGGTCATTTTCACATCGGCGAGTTGTCTAGTGGCGGTACCTTTGATACGCTTACCATTTTCATCGTTTTTGTAAAAGTAAATGAAGGTATTTCCAGGAGCATCCATATCAAACTTAAAACACAGATGTTCAATTTGTTTTCTGACGTGCTTTGATTTAGGACCGTGGTCAGAGTCACATAAAGAGCATAGAGGTCCGCATTTGTCACACATGATTGTTGCTTTTTTTGTACAGTCTTCGACTTCTGTATCATCGGCATTTCTACATAAAGGTTGTTGCATTTATTTATAACTTTTTTTTTTATAAATAATATTTAATTTAAATCAATTTCTGGACCACGCATTCTTCTTTTTGGCGTATTTTGTTCTTCATTGGTATTGAAAATGCTACTTCCAATTTTTTTCATGACCATTTTGGTTACGATAAAGATTGCGGCATTGATTAAAATGGTGAACAACAACCGAATTTCAACGGGCCATTTACTTCCTTCGGGCACATAATTCTTTTCACCCAACTCGATTAAAAGGTGTTCGTACTTGTTCATGTTTACAATTTGTTGTTTTGTAAAATCTTGCATGTCGAATTTCAGCCAATACCCAAGCACGAATTCTGTAATGTAAAATCCGGTGATGAGATAACTCTTGTATGTATCAATATTATTATCTACATTTACTTGCCTGATGGTAGTTTCATAGGTTCTTTGCATTGTGGCATAATCACTATGAATGGTAAATTCGGGTATGTTTGCTGTTTTGTAGGATTTTCGCAAGAGGTCGAATTTGAACAAAAGTTCTCGTTTTACATCTTCATCTTCGAATGCATTTTTTGAGATGTCTTCTATCGTCTTTTTAGGTAAAAAATTTCCACCTGCTATTTCTGAAAGACGTGGTGCTGTATACACTTTATCTTCGTCGTCTTGAACTTTATCGTCTTTTAACAATTCACGAAGTCGAGAAGATAAACCGTCGTCTTCTTTTTCCTTTTCAACTTCACGTTCTTTCTCACGTTCTCTATCTCTCTCTCTTTCCCTATCTCGTTCTCGATCTCGATCTCGATCCACATCTTTTTCTGTATCTGTATCATTATCTCGTTCACGTTCTCTTTCGCGTTCTCTCTCACGTTCCCGTTCCCGATCACGGTCGCGTTCGTCTCTTTCTTTTCGATCGGGGTCAGAAAGTTCTTTGATGGGACTTTGATTTCTTGATTCGTTTTCACTCTGTTCTTTTTTAGGACGATCTTGGGGTATGTATTCTTGATTTACTAGATTTTGTTTGATTTTACTTTTATTTTCTATTAATTCAAGGTACATATTAGGCATTCTAGGAAATTTTTTTTGTCGAAAAACTGGCCTATCGGTAAAAAGTTTGGTAACATTTATTGTAGGTTTCCTTAACATTTTACTTTATTGAAAAAGCTTTAAATGGATTAATTAGTTTGTTTCAACGTTTTATATACAGTACATAAAGGTTTAAATTAATTTTTTAAATTTGTTCACTAAAATATTTTTTTGTAAAGTTATACCCAGTTGAAAAAAGTTCCAATTTTTTTGAATTATTGATTTGGAATTCGTAGATTTTACTGGGTTCCATTTCAATATTGATAGTCTTGTACTCGCACTTTAAAAGTTGCATTCTGGACAATTCATTTGCTGGGATTGTGATAATGGTGTAAAACTTATCAATTATTTTTTTATACTCGTTGTTATTTTTTTGTTCGATATTAAAGACAATCGGATTTATTTTATCAAAGTCGAGTAATGGTTCAAAAGGGCAATTGTCAACAAAACCGCCGTCGATATAATAATCTTCATTGTAAATAGAATCCGTGAAAATAAAAGGTAAACTAGATGACAATTGTATTGCATCAATACAGGACATATCTGGATGCGTCATGTAGGAAATGTACTCTTTTTTCTTTTGTGTGACGTTGTAAGTTGTTGTAAATAGTACGTTTTGGAATTTTTCATGGAGATCATTTAATGTGGGTAAATAACCAATTTTGTCGATTGTCATTTTTTCAAAATGGTTTCTAAATATAGAGAAATCGTAGAGACCTTCGCCATTCAAAATGGATTCGATGCCTTTGTGTTCAGTCTCAAACACTTTATTTGTAATGATATATACGATCATTTCAATTGGGGTGTAACCTATTGCCAAAAAATAACAGATAATTGAACCTATACTTGTTCCTGAGAAATATTTGACATCAAGCATTTTTCGATCCATCATGTATTGTATACCTCCAAGAATTCCAAAACCAAGTTTGCCTCCACCACATATGACTATAGAGTTATACATAATTAGTAACTTACTACTTCTTTAAAATTGAATTATTATTAGTGAAATCAAATGGATCAAAAAAGTGGAATGGAACTCGTCTGCGAAATTGATTCTTTTTACAAAAACGAATGTTATGATCCACACCCTTTTTTTATAGATAAAGATGATCTTGAAATTTATCGGAGTGAAGACACGATTTACTTTGCACAACATCTTTTTACTAAAATTTGGGGTGACGTAAAGTACAGGACGAAACTAAAAGAACAGAATATTTCAATTGTTTGTTACGTTTTGTGCATTAAATTTTATACGGACTGTTTCATTTGTCCTAAGCCATACAGTGCACTCGTGGGTTTATTTGAAATTGAATCGAGTCCACAACATTTATCTGATCTTGAAAAACGAATTTTGAAGAAAATCAATTACATCTTTGATTATACCTTTGGAGATTTAAAATGCCGATTTTGAAAACGCGTAAAATTATGCAAAAGAGATGAAAAATATAAGTCAAAACAGTAGATTTTTATAACTCTATAAAAATCGGAGTCCAAATGTGTAATTCTAGTTCTTTTCAATGATTCGTTTGAGTAAAATGATGCATACAATAATCAATAAAACGATGCACACAATGTACATTGAATTATCGCAATTGTAAAATTTTGAGCATATAGGGCATTCTTTGATATGATTTGCGATTGCAATGCAAGATATTTCCTCATCGTAATACTTTAAATGTTGCATAAGAGGTCTTTGCATTTGCATTGGTTGCATCTGCATTTGCATAGGTTGCATTTGCATCGGTTCTAGTTGCATCTGAAAATCTGGTTGAAAAGGTTGAATGCTTGTATTCATGCCGCTACTAACAGAATAGATGTTGTCTTTATCATTATTCGCTCTGATATGTCTGTTTTTTATTTGGTATGAAAATTCATCCCTTTCATTATTTACTTTTGCAATTTCAGATCCCATGGAATCAGCGTCAAATAAATCATCAATAAATGTAACATTTTTTCTCATTTATTATTAATATTTTTTATTTTCTTTCTAAATCTGTATACAATTTTTTCAATAACGGATCTCCATCTGTTATTACCAATTCATCCAATAAAAGTTTAAACGGTTTGTTTCCCATCGTTTTTCTTTCTGTCGTAGCCAATTTTAATTGCACTTTTATACCTCTTTCCATACACGTTTTGTATTCACTCGTCTGTTTAAACATTTTGAATTCTTCGGGTGTAGCAGAAAGTTTTATTTTCAGTGCACTTTTTGAGTCCAAAGACGATACGTTCAGATTCTTTAATGTGGTTGTTACAATTCTCTTTTTAGGGACGTCAAGTGGAATATCAACAATTTTTCCTGTTTCGTCAATGTAACAAACGACTCGTTTATCTGTATCACCAAATGCGTGTTGTAATGGAGATCCTGGATAATAAATATTTTGTTGCGGACGTTGATTGTCGTGAATATGGCCGCTAATCACTTGCGGGAATGTTTCGTCCCATTCGTCTCCTTCTTTTGAAACAATCGCGCCCATTTTACATCCTTTAAATTCTTGGTGAGCAAAAATCACATTTGACTCTTTCCAGTCGCAATGTTCCAGCGCTTCCATAAATCTTCCAGGATAGACGTAGGGACACAATACGATTTTGAAACCGTCGACGAGTTGGACGCTTGGCTTTTCGATTACGCTGACATTGTCGTGCTTTAGCACATTTAACCAATGATTGGATGTCAAGAATTGTTGGTTATTGATCATATCGTGATTACCGACGATTACGTCGAGAGGAGCGTAATGTGAAAGAATACTTACAAATTCAAGAGATTTGTTGAGCGATTGTGTAAAAATGCGTTCGTGGTAGTGCATCAAGTCTCCCGCGATTACAATTCGATCGAATTTGTGTTGTTCACATACTATTTTTAATTGGGTAATTAAAATGTCAATTTCTTCATGATTGTCGTTTTTTATGTGGGGATCTCCAATAAATAAAATCTTCATTTATTTATTTTTGTATTTGTTGAAAAAAGTCAATTTTATTTGTGCTCGTGATCTTCTTTGTTGTAAAGATGGATTCCAAACATGACACCAACTACCAAACCGGCGAGGGCTACAAGGTAGTAGATAGCGTTTTCTACTTCCTTGTGAGAATCTCCGCCGACAGCATTGGCCAGTTTTTCGACCAGATTCATGCCACATGCGTGAAGACCCCAGTTAAGTGCCCCAATTACAGCGACGTATAAAGCGATAATGTAAATAAGTTTCTTTGCGTGCATTTTTATTAAAAGAAAAAAAATAAATAATAAAATGAATATTATCGAAGAATTTTTGACGATTCAACAAAATGTTCGCGTATACCATTGGACAACAAATAATTACAATCAACATATTGTTACAGGCGAACTCTACGAAAAACTGGACAAATTGTTTGATAAGTTCATTGAGACTTATCTTGGAGAAAGAAAAATAAAATATAGTCCAATCACAATCCAGGTAAAAGACAATGATATTATGCACATGTTAAAAAGATTCAAACAATTTTTAATGAGCGATTTTGATTTGGTGCTTACAGTTGATTTGAAAAATATTCGTGATGATATTTTGGGGGAAATCAATCGCTTTATTTTCTTACTTCGGTTAAAGTAAAGTTAGTTTTTGGTATCTGGTAATTTTAGTTTTGTCATAATATTTATCATATTTAACAACGATATTACCTTTTGCTGTAAGCGGTTTATCCAGATCGATTTCGGTTGCATTCAATTCTCTCTTTTCTTTATCGGTGATGGATTCTGCAATAAATATTTTTTTATCAAATTGGAAAAAGTATTTGGAAAGTGATGGTTGAAATTCCTTGTAGACTGTATGACTCATACTTTCAATATTGCAAAGACTGGATGAATGAATCAAGATATTGGGTGTTGGTGAGTAATCCGAGATGCTTTCGTAGAAATTGAGGAATTCTTTCCGGAGATGGTATGTTTGCACCTCGACTGGATTATTGAAAATGCGTAGACGTAAAGAACAAATGAGTCTTTTCAGCGTTTCTACATCTGTAACTACAATTTTATCTTTTAGGTAACCATGAGTTTTCATTACTTTCTTATTGATGAAAGAATCAGGTATGATACCGTAGTCTGCTTTTTCAACAACGACATCTTTGATGAATTCTTTGATGAGATTGACGATTTCTAGATTACTTAATAATAGAATGGGTTTATCTTTGGTGAAAACTGAAAAAGAGTAAATAAAGTATTCATTTAAAATAGATGCAATTTTTTTATTCTTGGAAAAGTTTGAAATATGGTTTGTAGTTTGGATTTCTAAAAGTTGTGATGTTGGTTCTTTTTTGGATTTTTCGAATTGTAACAGATCAAAGTCGACGATTTCTAAATCCAAAGGAGGAATGGGGTCACATAATAGAAATTCATTTTCTTTTGTAATGAGACATCTTGTTTTTTTGTAGGAATCAAGAATTTGTTTCTTGTACACATTTTTGGGACATTTTACAAATTGAATGGGTTTACTTTTTTCGTGAAAGTAAAATTGTGTCATTGACAAGAATTTTGAAAATGTGATATTTGTCTTGAATAATTTTCCGTCGTTGTTTACAATCAATTCGCAGATTTTCTCTTTGGTATGTTCAAGAATTAATACTGTATCCTTGTACTTTGGTTCGTATTGTAGGTAAGGTCCTTCGTGAAAGGGTGTCATGACACTAACATTTTTATTTTCAAGCGTGAATACTACAATATTGCATTTGTACTCATGTTCCAAGAGTCGAATCCATCTACGAGGATCTAGATACTCATTCTGGTTATGAAACAATGCGACCATTTCTTCGATTGTTAGATCTGGATTTTCTTGTGATGCGATATAAAACCTATTCACACTTTTTTCTGGTTCTCCTGTAGCTGTTAATACACAATTCAAGAAACTTCTCGTATTTTTTGTTTTTTCTTTCTTTTCTGTTTTTGATTCGGATTTTGATTCGGAATCGGATTCTGACTCGGATTCCGATTCGGAGTCATAGCTTGATTCGCCGGTTTTTACACCCATTCGAAGACATTTTTGATTGTAAACTACATTTAATAGTATTTTTAAATTGTCGGAAAGTTTTCCCTCATGGCCTGCTGAGAGTAGACGATTCAATGTTGAAATCGTATCTTGTTGTTTACTCACAACCTTCTTTTTGTCAAGGATGTAGGCTTCGATTTTCTTTGTCTGGGGTTTCTGGAAGCAACATGGTAGATATTCGTACTTTTCATTATTTGAAAGTTTATTGTCAATTAGACCGATGTAGGGGTAATCTTCTTTGTCACAATAAAAACAGTATTTTTTGGTTTCTTTGGGAAATTCAATGTAATCTTGGTTTAATTTCATGTCATGGCTGTTTGATTTGTCAATGTAATTCGGGTGCCGATTTGCGGGCGAACACGATCTGGGGTAATCGCTGACAAATATTTCTGGTGCGATTTCATTCAATTTTTTTTTCAGGATGGGTTCAGAATCTTCGATTTCAAAATTAGGTTTTTTTGTAAAATAGTCTGCGTATTCTTTTTTGATATCTGCTTCTTTTTCATCGTAATAAGTGAATAGTTTGGATAATAGTGTCACAAACTTTTTTGTTCTGTCAGACCTAAAATTTTTGATAAATACGCGGACGTAATAAGAACCGTATTCAATCTTGGTTTCGTCAATATATTTCAAATCTGTATCATTATGAACCATTTTTTTGCAAGAAATGTAACAAGATGAGTCTTGTTCTCCGCCTTGGAATTTGATCAATAGGTACGATTTCTTTTTAGTTGCTTTATCGGATTCATCTACACAAAAATATTTGGAGAAAAAGGAGTTCATTATCAGATCGCTGCATAGATAATTATTAAATTTTTGGCCATAAAAAAAGTAGTATCCATGAATATCAGTCTTATCTTCTTCTTGTAAATTGATATCCATAGGAAATATGCTTTGAAAGTATTCTTTGAAATCGATTCCAACTGAAAAGCATGTTTTTCGGTCATCGAACGTAAAACATATTTTTGAACCTTGTTTTAATAAGAAACTGTCAACGTACTCTGTACCCGTATTGATTTTCATCAAGATTTTATCGGGGAAAGTTTCGGTCCAATCTTTTACGTCTTTTATGTCTCTATCCATTTTACAGATGGAATTTAATGTACAGAAAGGGATTTTGGGGTTACATTGAATTAGACTAAAGACGTATTCGATTGAGTATTGTAAGTTTGTGGAGTAACAGACGTTATACTTTGACATTTTTAATTCGGTGTGAGGTTTTTCGGAGATTTCATTGATTTTTTTTAATTCGTCCACTTTTTTTTTCAATTCTTTATAGTCTTTCTTTATTCTTTTCATAAATTCAAGACTTTCTTTTTTCAGTTCTTCATAATCTTTCATTAGAAATTTCTTGATTTTACTAGAATCTTCAAACATGGATAAATCATACTGTAAGATTGTTTTCTTTAAATTGTCAAGAATCACATCGTATTCGTAATCTTTTTTGTTGTGAAACCAGACTTTAAAAATCATTTCAAAATTTGGATTTTTGAAAGATTGCAGATTTTTCATCAGAGTTTCAAAATCGTCTTGACTTTCAAGTGGAATGATAAAAACTTTATCATCTTTAATTTCTGATAGTAAGAATGGTAACGTATTAAACTTTATTGCAACTCTATTTCTAAATTCTTCCATATTTTCTTCCACAAACCTTTTAATTCCTACAGGTACCATTTTTATATAAAATAAGTATTTTATATTTCAAAAAAATTCTTTATTCACTTTCATTTCGGTTCTCACTCTCTTCATATTCACTTTCAATCTCACTATCCATTTGACTCTTGTTACTATTTTCACTATCCATACTATCCACACTTTCCTCAAATTCATCCAATTTCAAACTATCACTATCCTTACTCTTTTCACTCTTTTCACTCTCACTAGATTCGCTTTCTCCTTTTTCTCCTTTTTCTTTTTCTCCTTTTTGTTCCTTTTGTTCTTCTTTTTTGTTAAACATTAAAATTCGGGTAATGACGTCTTTTTCGTCGATGGATTCGATACTGTTGACGATTTCATCGACACATTGTTCCATTCGTTTGGCGAGGGCAATTGATTTTGGAATATTTTCGTTGTTAAAAGACAACATCATTTGTTGGTATTGGTAATTGTAGTCTTTTTTCTGTTCAAATTTCACTTTTTTACCTAAGTAGAGCAAGTTGAATGCAAACAAGATATCATTTTCTCCGATATCTCTACCCATAAATGTTACAAGATGTTTCAAGATATTTACAAAGGAAGAGATGCATAGTTCTTTTAATAGAAACTTGTTAATCTGTAACTGATTCATGGTCAGTTTCAACAAGACGTAGTCGTCCATGACATATCTTGCCTCTACACTAAAATTGCCATTCATCTGATATTTAAGGGGAACTTTTAATACGACAGTCGTATTGCACCCAACAATCATTTTATTCACAAGATCTGCGATGTATTCAAGTTTGTAAGCGGAATAGATGGTGTCAATGTATACGAATGAAGGAGATTCAGCTGATTCAAACTGTTTGCAGTAAGATTTAATGCGTTCTTCCAATTTAAACTCGGAAATATTTTGTTTTAACAATTTACATTTGTCTTTATCGGTTTCGTATGCTTTGATGTGTGCTCCAGGAAACACATTTGCCAAAACAATTGCGTCTATTCCAACATGAGCTGTGGCGTCAATAATAAGACTCGGATTTTGGAACCATTCTTTCATGATTTTAGATACGGTATTTACATTCGAGGGCAACAGAGAATCGTATTGAGTATCAAAATCGGTATGAAACGATTCATAATATTGATATTCTGGATCAACTACAATTTCATCTCCCTTTTTAATTTTTAGAATTAAAGAATCAGGAAAACGTTTGAATTGGTCTTTATACTGGTTCACATCTTTGTTCAATTCGTCAAACGTTTTATCAACTTGTTCAATAACGGCTTGTTTACAGACGTGATCTTTGGTATCGGGATTCATACATTTCTTGCAGAAAACGGATTCACATGAAGTACACTTGTAATTTGTCAAATAACCAGCACATTCAGGGCATACAATATTTTTTAGAGGAATATTATGTTCAGATGCATATACTTGAAGTTGTTTCATTTCGACATCTTTTTTCAAGTCTTTGTACGTTTTATCTTTTTTCAAACTAATTTGAAGTTTATTTTCAAGGATGTATTCTTTTGGATTTTCAATATACCCGACATTAATTTCATCTTGTAATTCTTCATCTGTCTTGTTTACTTTCAAAGGAATCTTATTTTGAATGGCGTATAGACGAAGACTTTTCGCATCTATTTTCGATACTTTTTGCTGTTTTTCTGGAGTGTATTTGAACGATAATTTATTTGATACACGATCGCGAGTTACATCGAGCTGTTCGAAAACGGTTTTACCCTTCTTCTTTAGTTTTTCATTCATGTAATTGGTTACTTGGTAGACATAAAAAGTGTACTTCCAGAATTCTTCCAGACAATCTTTGGCTTTGATGCCTGTTTCTTTGGCAAAGTCTACAGGTGATCCTAAATTTGTTAGTAATTCATCTAATTCACTCTGTAACAATTCAATCTTTTCATAAGCGCGTTTTCCTTTTTTGACATTCATTTCATTTCGTTTTTTGATTAATTCTAGAATCATTTTTTCTTTTTCAATAATCTGATCATTTATTTCTTTCAATCCTGATTTGTTTTGATTTTCTTTCAATTCTTTCAACTTTGAAACTTTTTCATCTTGTTTTTCTTGCACTTTTTTCAATTCTTTCAATTTTTTCATATCTTTTAATTTTGAAGCTAATTTAGTATCCTCCATTTCTAATACACGAATTACATTTTTCAATTCTTTCAAGTCCTCTACTTTTAATAGTGTCTGTATGTTCTCTTGTTTGACTAATTCGGCCATTGTCTTCTTTTGTCTTTCTCTCATTTCTTCGGATTTTTTCTTCAAGTCTCTTACACTCTTTTCTAATTCTACTATTTCTGCCAAATTATCTTTTTTAACTACAGGTACATCTTTATTTTCTTTCAATTCTTTTATTTCTCGTTTTACATTTGATACAATCATATCGTATTCTTCATAGATACAATCTACGTACATGCTGAAGAATTGGAATCCGTCCATGTTCGTTGTTTCGGGATAATTTTCCTTGAACGATTTTACCATTTCGTAATACTCTTTCACCTTATTGATACTAAACATACGAATATCCTCATTCTCAAACACTTTATTCAATTCACTTTCACTTACAATTAACAAATCCTTATCAAAACGTCCAGCATAAAAATCATACAAATCTCTTCGTAACAACATTAGATAGTTACCGACAAAATTATCGTCCAAGTAAGGCTTTTCATTAAACAAAAGATCTTTTTTGGTGGACAATAACAAACGAACTTCTTTTGAAGGAAATTCAACATCACCTGTTCTGCTGTACACTTTTTTGTATTTCGTGTCCAGTAAACGTTTCATTTCCATTTGAATCTTGTTTTTAATGTACTCATTCTTTCTATGTTGATACTTTATATCCAAATCCGCGAAATTCAGGTAAGCATTGATATCCTTTGACGGCATGACATAAATATCGTCACCCGTTTCAAAAAGAGAAATTTCTACCAAGTTTCCGCCTTTGTATATCGGCTTAAAATGTCTTTTTAATTCCATATACGCGTTCTTTACATTGAAAAATTCAAACAATTTAAAGTAGACGTAGGAAATTACGCTAGGAAATTCGTACATGTTAATAGACATGAAATAAGTATAATAAGGACTATGAATTGATTTATCATCAAATACAAAAATGCTCACTTTTTCTGGTTTAACTGCTGCTACCGGTGCGGGTACAATCGGCGCTTTTGTTTCCAATAAAACGACATTGTGACCAAATGGGTGCAATAAAGAAACTTTGTCACACATGTATTTGTCACAATCTTTGCAATATTTGGTTGCAGGATGATCTGGGATCACTTCGTATTTTAAATGATCTTTGCACACATATTTTTGGCATTTTAAGCATGCGTTTGTGGCAAGTTTTCCACACTTGCACTTTTTGAGGGCACTGTAATTGTGTTTTTCATGTTGTGTCGTATCGCAAATGTATTTGTCACATGTGTTGCAATAATGTGTTGCTTCTTTATCACATTCTTCGCATTGTTTTGGTGGCATATCAATCATACTCTTTTTGCAATCTTTGCAATTGATTTTGAATTCAGACAAATGCAATTTCTCGCAATCGTTGCACAGATACCTTTTGCAATCTAGACAGTATTTCGTGACCGGTTGAGAACAAGAATCGCACTTTTTGCAATCAATACATCCTTCGCAATCTTCTTTATCACATGTATCTACGGGAACATGATTTAATTTAGTGGTATAAACTTTCTTTTTGTCTGTATTTGAAAGCACGCGAGTTTTACAGAGACCGACGCCACACGTGTATTTGTCGCAAAATTTGCATTTGAATGAAGCATAATGTTTATCTGTACAAGTCTGGCAATTATGTTCCAGTAAAAAGAGAGGAATTCTGATATTATGTTTTTTGGGCGTAAAATGATCGGGACAAGAATTGCACAATTTGGTTACAGGTTTAGTGAGTGGTTTTTGGATAGGGAGAGCAGGTAGAGGTTCAGGTTTTGATAGAGATTCAAGGTATTCGGCGTAATCGTACATGAGAATATCATTTTCATCAATTTGATCTTCTTCTACAACATACTCAAAATCCTTGAATAACCCCATTTCATTCATTTTTCGCAATCTCTTTTTCAAGTCTTCTATCTGACTCTTCTTTTTCAACTCCATTAATAATTTTTCAGTCATTTTAGCACGTTCTTTTTCTTTTGAATCTTTGACAATTTTGTAGACATAATAAGCGAGTAATGCGTCATCTTTATCCTCTTCTTTAATCTTTTTTAATTCATTCCATTCTTTGAAATATTTTGAACGTAAGATGATTGCAATTTTAGAAGGATGTTTCAAAAAATAATTCATATCAAGTTTTTCTACATTTTTTCCAAATTCAATTTCAGACCGAATTTTTCCAATTTCTACAATTTTGTTCTCCAATTTGTAAAATTCGGCAAATTTCAATTCATCTTGACCAATCTCCATTTTTTGGTATTTTTCTTTCAATTCCTGAATATTCGTTTCTTGCTTTACGCCATTTTTTTCTAGATTTTCCAAACGTTCAATTTCTACACGAAGTTTTTCTTTTTCCTTGAACATTTCATACATCTCATTGTCAAATTTTTTGGTTTCAATCTTTTTAGAAAAATCTTGGACGTCCATTACATTATCTCTCAGATTTTCTCTTAATTTTTCTACTAATTTCTTGTAAAAACTTGTCCCATAGTTTTTCTCGTATAAGGCTACAGACGTTTCAAACTCTTCAATCATTTTTGCGTACATATCTTTTAAAACAATTCGTTGACGTTCTTTCTCTTCTCTCTCCGGATTGTATTGTCTAATCTCAATCGGTTCATTCTCAATACTTCTCAGTTTTAAAACGTCGTCTACAGATAGTCCAATGTACTTTTCCAACTTATTTTTTCCTGAAAGTATTTCATTCTTAAATACAGTGTAAATGGAATACACTTTATTCACAAAATCTTTTTCTTGTTTTAGTCTAGCATTCTTGCGTATTTCATTTAAATATTTTCCAACAAAATTATCACCCTCTTTATTTTTATTAACACCCAAGGCCAAATTATCCGACAAATAAACCATGTAATCTTCTTTTACATTGAGCAATTCCTGTAATGCAAGTCCGTCTCTATATTTATAGTCTAACGCTTCCTTCACAGCCGAAAAATAAAGTTGGTCTTGTTCACTCGTGAAATACGCGATCGCTTTTTTTAACGCTGCTTCATTATTTAAACTTTCCACCTCTTTTTTTATCATCTCTTTATCAACGATGGCCGCGTAGGATTTGGAAATGATGTGATCTTTTAAAGGGGACAAATCACCGTAGGGTAATTCGTTCGGATTAAATAATAATATTGACATTTATTATTATTACTATAATTTAAATTTATTTAGTATCACCATAATTTGTAAAAAGTTTAGGGTCTCCATTATACATATCCTTCTTTCCGTCTCCAACAATATATCCCAAAGGAGGGTCTGGATCAGGCGTACAATACCCCTGTATCGATTTTCCATTTGTTGTAATCATATCCGGATTATTTTCGCTAACTGGAACGTTGTAATTGCACCCAATGCGGTCGTACTGAAACGTGGTTGGCTTTCCATAGTACAATCCGCCACATCTCGGATTGAAATCACTTACCTTGAACAAAAAAGGCTCCTTTGTTTTTTTCAAATAATGGTAAATGACAAATCCAGAACCGAAAAGTAAGCCGAGCAATAATCCAGATAGTTCAGTTGGCTTATCTTTTCCAATTAATTTTGCGAAACTATTTTGAATCAAAGGATTCGTACAAATAAGTAAAACGATTAAGAATACAATCATCATTTATATAAAATAAAAAAATTAGTATTTCATATGAAATAACATTCTATCTGGTCCTCTATTTCGAAGCTTTATAGGAGGAAATTGTCTCAACCCATTTTCATTGAAATCTCCAAGAACACTATTCCAGATTGAAAGCTTGCTATTGGCATCAGCCATATCAAGATCCGTCTGGATACCGTCAATTAGTAATGTAATTGTTTTATCCACAATGTATCCATAATCGTCACGTTGTGTTTCGTCAACTACCAAAAATTTACCGTAAATGTCTCCTGTACGTGGTATATGATTTTCGTAGACTCCATACAATGCGATAACCACGATTCGTTCAGATGGAACTACTTTCTTTGACAATGATTGGAGCAAATATTCGTAGACTTTTTGTTGTATAATTTTCACGGTTCTTTTTGTGAACAACTGTCTCGGCAACTGAGCCCACTCAATGATAGTATTCCACCCTACATACTGTGACATATCAATACGTTCGTCGTAATCCGTATTCAAATTAATTGTCGTTCCTTTCAATAGCGTAAACAAATCGTTATCTATACAATTTCCATATTCCATTTTATATTTAATTTAAATTTAAAATGCATTTTTAAATTTAAAATGGACGTATTACTTTATAGCAAATTCTCAAATTCATCAAAAAAATTAATGAGTCAGCTCCAGAAAACGCCAGACTTGTTAAATTCACTCACACTCACCTGTATCGATAACAAACAAATTCGAGACCAAATTCTCTCCGACCAAAAAGTCAAAGTTAATGTTTTACCATGTCTCATCCGATTAAACGAAACATCAGAAAATTTTGATATTTATGAAGGACAAAATGCGTTCGATTTCTTTACATCGTTGCAAACAGAAATGAAATTACAAGAACAAATGGAAGTCGAACGAAACCAAGAAATGAAATTACAGGACATGAGAATGCAAGAAATGAAGTTGCAAGAAATGAAATTGCAGGAGATGAAGTTACAGGAAATGAAGTTGCAAGAAATGAAATTGCAAGAAATGAAATTGCAGGAAATGAGTTCAAAATCGGATAAAGAAAAAGATAAATTGACAGAAGATATCCTTCGAAATGCAAAACGGCAAGAATCGGAACGACATACTTCTCAGAATAAATTAGAAGAATACAAAAATCCATTGAAACAAAAAATCTCAACTTCATTAAGTTCTGAACCCGTCACATTTACAACAATCGATGATTTGGGATTGAATGACGAAGAGGACGGTGAAGTCGCAATCAATACCTATGTCCATGTAGAAAAAAACAGCAATTCAGAAAATTCTGAACGAGATGTAAGTTCAAAAAAAGCTGAAACGTCTGTCAAAGGAAATTCGCTTTTGTCAAAAGCGATGCAAATGCAAAAAGAACGGAATTAAAATATTTTTTGGCAGCCGTTTGGAACACCGTATGTTCGATCTTTTTTCTGGGCGATGTAATCAAACTTGCTTCCGTAGGTAACAGTCGGACATTTTGACTCTTTGAATGGTTCGTACGTTCCACACATTCTACATTTACGACGCGATTCGCCTCCAGTCATATCCAATCTGCGATAAGGTTCAACAATTTTTCTAGACAAAAGTATAACAGCTAGAATAAAAATAATAAGAAGTAGCATTTAATTTAATACTAAATTAAATTTTTTATACACCCGTTAATCTTTTAATACCAAATAGTGCATCAATCTGACAAAAGGGGTTCGGTCCAGATGGACTATAGTAATCGCTCGTAATCGTCTGGTATAATGTCCCATCTGGCAAAAACACCGAAAATTTCAGACAATCGTTCGGTTTGAACTTTACCGTCTGTACCATCGACCCCGCATCCAATTTAATGAAAGGTGTTCTCTGTGGCTCATTGATATCTGTTATCGGAACCAAAAACAATGCTCGATTGCTATTCGGATTGTTACTGTAAATCACATTCTTGGATGAAGCGCTTGATGCCGTCACATTCGATAATTCGACGTAGACGTAAGGATAATACGCGACTCTTGCACCTGTAACCAATATTATATTTGGCAATGTCAAATTCACAAGATTTATTTCGTAGGCCACTGTCTCATTCTGTGAAACGACACTGCCATTGTATATCAATGGCGTATAATTGTCATTACTGAACGATACGATATTTATTACAGTAGTAGACGGATTGCCACTTGGAACTGGGTAAGAAGCTGCTTGGCTTGTATAACTCGGGTAATATTGTGTCGGTGACGCAACATTTGGTGGATTGACTTGTGTCACAAAACATGCATTGTATCCATTTCCGATGTAGGAATTAATGTAAAAACAAGTTCCTTCGATATTTGTTAATGGCGTAGTTTGATTACTCTGAGTACTCGCTAAAATTGTAGGATAAATGTAAATGTACATTCCGGAATAATAATTGTCATTTGGATTTGCAGTTGAATCCAAAAAGATGCAATTGTTTAAAACAATCTGGTCATAATTTGGAACCTTTGCAAAGTAAGGAAAAGTCAAATTTCCATTACTTGCAGGAGGTGTTACGACCGTATGAAATTCATTGGGCAACGATTTACGAATTGAATATTGATCAGTTACAGCTGATCCTGGTATGGGATTATTCAAAGTAGCCGTACGTGTCAAAAAATTGTAAGATACAATTTTACTCGATACAATCGTATGTGTACTTGCAGACAATGTTTCGTCAATGAGGTAATATCCATTGTACGCCTGATCGTAACTCAATATTTTTTTGCCACAATTATCAATTCCAGGCAAGATAATCGATGGCGGTGTGCCAGCCGTTTGACTATTATCAATAATATAAATCGTACCTCCTACTGCTGGTGCGGTGATCAATGGAGTTTGTAACGTGAACAATCCCATACTAGGTGTATAACTCTGAATAATACCACTATTGCCTGTGGTATAGTCAAGCAATTGGTACCCGACGTAATAATCTTGGACATTTTTATAAGGAGAAGTTAAACCATTCACATTTACATAAATCGCCGATTGTGTACTCGGTATCGTAGAAGTCGTAGTTGAGTCAAAAGCTCCAACTGGCTCAGCTCCGTTCCTATAATATGATGTCCACAAATATTCAACGATGCCATTGGTCACTGTATCCGCCACATCCATATTTTGTGTGTAAATTAAACTTGTTGGTCCTGTTGGTCCAGTAGTACTGGTATAATACGATCCTTTTAGTGTACTATTCTGATTTAATGTTCTTGGCGGTGCAAACGGAACTTCGAAATCTGATGGTTGAGGGTACTGATTTCTGTTGCGATTCGCGCTGCTTATTTCGATGAAACGGCGATTACTCATTTATCTTTTATTAATCCTATTAAATTAATTTATAATCGTTGTATACCAAACAATGCATCAATCTGACAAAAAGGGTTCGGTGCCGATGGACTATAAAAATCGCTCGCAATAGTCTGAAATAACGTTCCGTCCGGTAAAAACACCGAGAATTTTAGACTATCATTCGGCTTGAATTTAACTGTCTGTACCATATATTTGCCCCACAATTTAATAAACGGTGTTTGATTTTTATTTTTGATATCTGTAACCGCCGCACTAAACAAAGCCCGCCCGCTTTTCGGATTATTGCTGTAAATCACGTTCGGAGATATGTTATTATTGACTGTCAATTCGACGTAGACGTACGGGTAATTCGCAATTCGTGAGCCGGTTGTTAACGTCAAATTCGGAAGAATTAAACTGATTAAATTGATTTCGTATGCCACAAGTTCATTCTGCGAAACCATGCTTCCGTTGTATATCAGCGGCGTATAATTATTCTTTGCAAATGAAACGATATTAATAGTTCCCACTATTTGCCCCTGTGTATTCAAATAACTCGGATAAAATTGCGTCGGCGGAGTAACCGTAGGAGTATCAACAATGGTCACAAAACATGCATTATACCCGTTTCCGACGTAGGCATTGATGTAATAACAACTTCCTCGAATGTTTGTCAATGATGTCGTTTGGTTATTGGAGGTAGATTGTGGATAAATGTAAATGTACTTTCCAGCATAAAAATTATCGGAATTGTTTGCATTTGACAAAAAGATACAATTGGATAAAGAAATTTGTGGATAGTATTGATCCGTATTTGGAATTGGAACTGCATTAAATGTCGGATTAATTGTAAAATCGTCAGTTGATGTCACCACCGGAACATTTCCAGATAATACAATCGTGAAAGGAGCTCCATACAAAAGTAGATTAACTTGGTATATATTCAGTTCACCTGGATTAGTTGGTGGTGGAACAATGGTTACACTTTGTATGGTGACAGTCGTATCATTCATAGACAATTTTAGCCCCACATAATTAAAATTGAGAGATGTAACAGGTGTCGGTGTAAAAGGAAAGGTAGAAGATGGGACTTTTGTAAAATAAATAATAATTGTATTACCCGTACTATTAGGATAAATATATGAAAGATTTCCTGAAAATGATGGCGTAAAAGACGAAATAAATTCTTGTGGCAAACTTTTCCTCAATGAATATTGATGCGAAGAATTCCAATTTTGGAATGGTATTGCCAATGTCAGTGCGCGTGTCGCATAATTGTACGAACTAATTTTACTGTACACGACATTTGAACCACTTGATTGCGTCTCGTCAATGATATAATAATTGTTGTAAGATTGACTATAATCCAAAATCTCGTTCCCAATCAAGTCGATTCCTGGCAACGTAATCACCTCATTTGTGCTCGGATCAGAAATTGTGGCGATAGAGCCAACCGCTACTAACCCCAACGATTCTTTTAATCCAAACGTGTACGAACTAGGATCGTACGAAATAATTGTTGTGCTAGACGAATTCGCGGTTAACATGTACCCCACATAATAATCAACTACATTCGAATAGACTGAAGTCAATCCACTCACGGATACACTTGATGCAGTTGAACTTGTAACAACCGTAGTTTCAATGTAATCTGTATAAATATTGTAGGTGTACGTGTATCCATCCATCAAATGATGATGTGAACTAAAAAAAAGAATTGCAAACTCATCTATCTGCATCACGCTGGTAATGAAAGACGACCCAACAATCTTATCTCCGTCCATAATAAAAATCAATTCTCCGACATAACTTGGAGGCAACGATTTCATCATAATTGTAGCTTGATTTGTAAGCTGGACATCACCACTTCCTGAATCATAATGGAGATGACCGGTTTCTTGTAAATTTGATGGATACCCTGCCCATAAATATTCAATGATTCCATTTGTAACTACGTCGTATGTGTTGGTAGGTTTTGTTACGATTTTGTTTCCCATATAAACACCTTTGACATATTCAGTTTGATTCGTATTAAAAGTCGAACTAAAAGGTGCTACGAATGATGCTGGAGAAGGATATTGGTTCCGATTTCGATTCGCGCTTGACAATTCAATAAAACGTTGATTACTCATTTTATAGAATTATCTTTTTTAAAATAAATATAGATGTCATATAAAATCAATAAATCCGATGTAGCCAAGTTAGACAACAGAAAAATGTTTCCGCCCTCCTCACTTGAATACGAGAAAAGTGTTCATTCTGTTTTAGTCCAACAAGACAACAATATGCAAGAACAACAAAATTTTTCGTACGGAAACCCAAACCAGAATGACATTTATCAATACAGGTACGATTCATTTACTACAGGAAGTCGTGACGTCGATGTTTACCCCGTGCCTTACGCATCTATAAATTTGCCAAAAACTAAAAAAGATCCCGTCGTTGAATTCAGAGATGTCTATTCGACACCAGAAGTATCAGATGTTTGTGGCGTTGAAGAAGATGGTGTTACGAGTGTATGCGGTCGAGGCGCAAAACATCTTTACAAAATCATGGACCCTAAATTCAATTTGAGAGAAGCTGCCAAAAATTGCATTTTGCTTGAAGATCATCTTTCGCATGTAGGGAAACAATGCTCGGATTGTATCAAAAAGCATTGTTTAATGATTGAAGGTTTCTTGGAAGAAGGAATCACTTTAGATAAAAAGAGAGAACACAAAAAAGAATTTGATGATGCGATCAAAGATTTTCGTGTCATCTTTCAAAGACTGGCAGATAAATTGAAAACAGACGAGTTGAATGAAGAAGATTGTCTTGAAGTCGCGCAAGAAATACGAAAACTAAGAAAGCCTCTTTGCCAAAAATATGCAACTTTTTTTTAAAATAAAAAATAAAAATATTGCGTTAAAGAAAACATGTCTGCTTATTATTCTACACAAAACGGAATTGGTGCCCCAGGAAACTTTGGTATTTCAAACACGATCAGAATTGGCGTAAAAGGAAACGTAAATAACTACACTGGAGGAATTAATAATGCCGGTTTATTGCCTCAAAATGCTAACGTTATCACAACCACTAACGTAGTTGCTGGTATGATTAAAGCCGCGAAATATGTTCCCCAACAAGATCTGGCTCTTAAGATCACCAACAAAGCTCTTGATGCGGCTGCATACAATGCCAATCAACTGAATGTCACGAGTGGTCCTAAGATCCATTTGTACCCCAACGAAACGAGTGTCAATACCTACCAAGCTTAATTCTACTTCAAAATTTTTTAAAAATTAAAAAATTTTATACTTTACTTTGCGGATATGCGTTTGAAAACTTCTCGTAATCCAACGCCGTTGTCTGTACCGGAGGAAACACACGCATTCCATTATTCGGGATTTTGAAAGGGTCGGTAAACACCTTTCCTGATATGATTGGATTCATGATCCTAGATTCGCCTTTAATTGATGCACGACCACAGCCATTTGTTCCATATTCACTGAATTTCTTGTACGCGCTCATTTATTAGTAGCATGATTTTAATTTGAAAAAGACCGAATTGAATTTCCTAAAAATTTACATTATAACATACCTTTTCAGATAATACAATTGTTTTACCTTGTTCATTCAAACTTCTCAAAAGAAAAAAATCCTCATCGTCAGACGGATTAAAATAAATATCACATTTTTTCATGCAAAAAGATATACCTACATCTTGTCTTTCAATTCTTTTTGTACCAATAGCAGGTATAATAGTTTCTTTTTTCATACGAAACACTATAACATCTGGATTGTATTTATTTGACAAATGATGAAATTCATCCAAATAATCTTCTGTAAGAGTATCATCATCATCTACAAAACCGATCCATGATGTAGACGCCATCTGTATTCCGTAATTTCTCACTTTTCCTGCATGATTTAAAATTCCCGTTTTTTCAATTCTGGTGTAACTAATCCGTTCGTCCACTATATGTTCACACTTTTCTACTCCATCAAACACGACAATCGCCTTCCATTCTTTTACGTTTAGTTTTTGAAGAGATAATAACGTCCTTTTTAGAGTAGGTCTTCCAATCGACGGAATGATAAATGTAATGTCTTTTTTAATGTTGGGATCCAGATTGATTGGTAGTTCTTTTAACGGGAAAGATGCAAATGCATAGTTTACTAAAATATCTATACTCTCTTGAACCTCATCATCAAATAAAGGATAATTCATAAGTTGTCCGATAGCACGTGTCATCATTTTATCATTCTTTACTTTTTAAATCAATAAAACTTAGCAAAAATCCGAGTAAAGTTTCAGAAGGAAAAACCAGTCAAAAATGTTTAAAAGATTTTTTATCTTTTAAATTCAGTTTAAATTTGTTTACTTTTTGCCGATACGACGAACAGGTGCCTTTGTCGCAACTGGTGGAGGCGACGGAGCTCGCTCAACAACCGGTTCATCTTTCAAAGAGCCCGTATCCGACTCGGAATCAGATTCTTCTTCGACCTTAACTTCTTGAACTTCAACAGGTGCGGGGGCAGGTGCAGAAGCACGCATCAATCGCTTGACACCCGATTCTTTCAATTTAACTTCAGCTTCATGAAGCTTTACTTGCAAACTGACTTTGCTTCCAATAAAGATGCCTTCGATCTTGATGGCACCCTTTACGTAACATTGTTTGTTCATGAGAGACATAGGGTCAATATCACGACCATTCTCGTCATAGAAAATGCTGGTGATCGTATCCGTCTTTTTATTTTGTAAAACCTTGGCATATAAAACTGGACTTGAGCCTTCAACCACCTTGCCTTTTTCACGTTTTAAATAAATTGGATTGAACTTCTTCAAGTCTGCTTTTTCCAATTCGTATTTTCCAACATCATCACGATGTTGTAGGATGTAATCCGATGCATGCTCACACACCTTGTTGAATGTGTCAAGAAAGTCCTTTTCTTCCTTGGTTGGAGCATCCATGTTGCATAGACATAATGACAATGTGTATCCATCCACTTTTCCAGTTGTCATGTTCACGTTTTCGGAAAGACCAAACGAGAATAGACGTTGGGTTTCGAAAATCAAGTCGCCGTACGACCCATCGCTGTTGCGAATGCTGATGGGGACGCGCTTAAAGCTGACAGAGCTATTGGGAATCGATCCGTCGCGGGGTTTTCCGTAGATGATATTGTCGGTATTAAAGCCAGAGGCCGAAGTAATTTGAGTATTGATCATTGTTCTTTTATTTGGTTTGATTCTTTTTAAATTAAAATTAAAAAATCAATTTTATTTTTTAATTTTAAGGCATACACACGCTCCATATTATTGTTGTTTTTTCGTTTTAGAGCTTTTTTTGGACTTTTTAGGGCTCTTGTTCTTTTGAACAGTCTTTTTAGGGCTCTTGGACTTTTTAGGGCTCTTGGTTTTTGGCATAGACTTCTTTTTCTTTCGCATGGCAGCTTCATGGGCTTGACGAGGTGGTAGTAAGGGAGGTGGTAGATATAGAACGGGTGGTTGAGGAGGTTGCGGTTGTGGATTCATTTATTATTAGTAAAATTAAATCAAATCGTCTTCTTTTAGTAATTGTTTGACCACGTGTCCTGAAAAAGACTTGATGTACTTTTTCCAATACTCTACCATATTTTCACGCATTTCAAATTCTTTCCAATACTCTGTATCCGTTTTTTTCTCAAGATCATTGTACTTGTTAAAAAACTTGCGTAAATCCAAACGTCGTTTTTTATGCTCCTCCTCTTTTACCGCATACAATTCTTCAACGCAATCTAAATTTTTCTTTAAAAACAAAATCTGACGATCATAAATGCAATGCAATGCGTACACCAATTCAAAGTAGAAATCTTCTCTTAAAGGAACAATTGTCTCATTCCATTTTTTGGTTTTCAATGCATTCGTGAACAAATCAATCACTTTTTGATCCTTTTTGTATCCCTTACCAACAATGTATATCTCTGAATTGGCTGGTCGACTTGCCATAGGCTTTGTGATATAAAATTCATCAAACACATTTGTCAACAATTGCAACAAGGACATATTAAAAGGCTTGAAAAATAAAAACATTTTGCATACCAATGTTCCCCCATCTTTCAACGTTTTTAAACCACAAATAATCTGTCCCAAATTCAAAGGAGATTCGCTCAATTCGGCATCTGCTTCAGATCCGATTCCGATATCGCTGGTGTACAAATCCACCTTATTCGCAAGACGGTCTTCAATGATTTTTATCATTTTAGGATCTGTAACACTCCCGCCATTTTTTTCATTCATTAACCAATTTTCCTCTCCGTATTTCTTGTAAAGCCCAAACGAATCTTTGAAAATTTCTTTATCTTTCTCTTTATCCTTCTCACCAGGCCACAAACTATTCGCGTACCACTTGTAATTTTTATTCTCTGTTTCAGTTTTGATGTAATGATTCAATGCCAAGATAAATGCGCCTGGGTATTCGGCGTTACAAAAAATCGTAAAATCGCTCGAATGTTTTTTGGGGACCAAATCGAATGTATGAATCATTTCCCAACATTTCATCCACGCGTTTGTGATGGATCCGTTGACATTGGTCACAAATTTTTGTATCTCTTTATTGTAATTTTTCAGTCGGTCGAGATTTTTCGTGACAGACAAATAAAAATCAAGTTTCTCTGGATTGTTTTCGTGGAATTTGTCAATCTGAATTTTTTCTTGTTCTAGCTGTTTTTCAAGCTCAATCGGTTTATACTCTATCAATTTTCCAGATGGTTTATCCAATTTAATAATGATTGGCTTTGTTTCATCAGACGAAATAGTCAATATTTTCACAAAAAAAGACGCAATCCAATTTTCAGGGTACATTTTTGAATATTTTAAAATAGACTGTTTCGTGTTTCCAGGAAGCCTTAATAAATAATCAACATCCAATTGTTTGTAAACTCGTTTGATTATCTTTTTGATATTGAAATATCGTACAACTTTTTTAATCTCTTTCACCTGTTTTTCATCCATTACAGTCTCCGTCAAAAAGAGCGGATTGAAAAATTCGCTCTTAAAAAAAGTTCTTCGAATGCACTGTTTGTCTCGCATTTCATCAATGTAGATATTTTCAGGTTTGGTGTAAATCTCAAAACCAGAACTCGTTTGGTACACCAACGCATCCTTTTTACCAAGATCGTAATGCATGCTATACCCCTCAAGCGGAGTAAATTCGTTTGTTGATACATTCACGAACCCTTGTACAAGCGGTTCGTTTCCGTACCCAATTTTTTTCAAATTGTTGTACATATCCAGCAAATAAACTGTATTGTTCTCTGAAAATCTGATGCATGGTAACGTATAAGCATAATTTGGAATGACTACAGATCGATCGTTCTTTTTCGAGGTGATATAATCCATGAAAAATGATGTTTTTTTAGAAATGGTTGCATCTTTTGTCATTATAAAAATGTAATTGATGAAAACAAACCCTATAAACCATGAAACCAAACTCGAAATGTAGTCATAATCTGTTTCTTTTAATTTTAAAACGCATCGTGTATCAAAAATCAAAATGTCTACTTTTTTGCTACCGAAAAAGTGGCAATTCTCAACTTTCTCTTCCGTAAAAAAACCATCGTCTTCCCAATTTTTTATTGAATTTTGGTAAGTTTCTTCATGCTTCGACAATTCGGTTTGATCGTTTTCTTCAATGACGCTGTACCCCTTTAAAGAAATGTCATGTTGCAAAACCAAACTTTTGGTAGTAAAAAGCTCTTTCTCTTTGGTTATTTTTTCGTTTGTTTTTTTGAACAAACCGTCTTTTGAGACGGACGTTTTCCACTTCATATTTTTGTAAGAAAAATCGTAATATTTGAATATTTCAACAAGATCCTGTCTTTTCAAAACTCCATTTATTTCAACCACGTAAAAATTCGAACCGGTTTTTCCAGAACAGTCGTATACTTGACCAATTTTTATGTAAGAATTGTGATTCTCGATAGAAGAATTAAAAAAATCCTGAAATAACGTTTGTTCCATTTTATTTAGATTGAAAATAAATCTAAATAATCATTTTTATAATATTATCTTTTCATTTTCTTCAAATGTGTATTCTTTGTCGTTAATGTTTTTCATTACAATTTTTTTCAGCCCAAAATCTCTCGGATAAATTTCGCTTCCGTGACAATCTAGATTAGGTCCCAAATAAGGAAGAATCACGTCATAAATATCATTACCGTTTTCATCTTTGATCCAATCAATCGGCATAATCCCTCTCGGAACTTTTAACAAGTAAAAATATTTATTGTCGTTGTATTCATAAGGTACTTTGATATGTTTATTGAATTTCTCCACTTTTTTTGGATTAAAAATGCTGTACGCAAATCTGGTCATGTCATAAAAGAAGACGCAACAATTCTTTTTGTTTTCAGGGTCTACTGTTGATTTCAAGAGTTTATACATATTGTAAACGGATTTAAATTTATTGAATGAAATGAATAGAATAAGAAGAATTAAAAGGATGTAAATCATTTTATATTTAAAATGATTGTTTAAAATAATTTTACAAAACTTTTTTCAAAATTCGGTAATACGCATGCAAATTCATATCGCTCAACGCCATCTTATGCATCACATCAAAAGTCACTTTTCGAGAATTTCGTTCTTCCCAGAACCATTGGTGGACATTTGAAAGAATGGACCATTCATCTTTTTGACAAACGATTTTTTCTTTTTGCACGAATTTCTTGTAATAAAGATTGTGCAAATATTTTGCAATTTTGTAAGAATAATTCGTATAGAGTGCAATCTTTGAAGAAAATTGGGGATACAAATCCAAAAATGATCTGAACAAGGGACTCGTCTGATCACGCCACAATTCCAAGAATCGAAATTGTACATCAGGCTCATTGTTTCGAATGCGCACGTAATTCTGGTACGTGGAATTTACAATCTTTACTTGTTTTCCCGTCTGAGGATCGAACCCGATTACTCCTTGTGTTTGAAAAGGGTCGCATGTCATTACATACTCTTGGAGATTTTGCAATGATACATTCTCGAGTTTCTCTTGTTGAGGAAGACCGATAAAAGACATATCAAATGTCTCATTGTTCAGTAAAGTACCGACGTGATACATTTGGTACGAAGCGGGTGGATGAGAAACAATACGAGTATCTTTTGTATTGCGTACCAGAAAAAAGTAAACGTTGGATGGATTCAAGGTGGATGTTAAATCTTCAAATGAGGTCTCTAGACACTTTAGAAAAATTTCGCCAAACGATTCGCTACTCCCCCACCGGCTCTTAAACGCATCCAACTTTCGATGCGTTGAAAGTTGCCATTTTGTATGAAAGTATAGACGCAATAACGTACCTTCTTTTGCCGGAAAAAAAACATAGTTTGAAATATCACGTGGAATTGAGCTAATTTGTTGTTCATTGTATTCTTCGGTGTATCCGAGAGATGAAGCCACAAGTGTGGAATTGTTGTATACGAGACCGCGGTAAGCTTTCAATTCGTCAGAACTTTCATTGTCGCATGTTTTGTAAGAGTAGATTTGTAGTTCGGAATCGTCATCGGTTTTCTCGACGAGACTTGTTAAATGAAAAAGGTTTTCAGGTAAATAAAATGTATCCATTTTAATAGTTTATTATTTCTATAAAATGTAATTAAAAAATCATTTTTATTAAATAAATGAAATCAAAATCAAAATCTAGAACGAAATCTAGAACGAAATCTAGAAAAGTACGCAGTAAATTCTCGGCAAGTTCCGAACGTTTATTTGATGAAAAATTAGATGAAGAATTGGAAATAGATCATAACAAACTAGTGATTGATATCGAAAATTCAAAAACTATCGATGACATAATCATCCCCCAAAAAAGAGAAGAGTATGGTAGCATCGAAATAAGAAATCGAAGTAGTTCAATCAGATATTTGTATAACGTACTCTGTAAAGAAATAGCATTGTATTATGAAGCGTTGGTAGAAAATGAACGAACCAAAAAATTATTGAATCCAAGATTAATCGACTTTTTGAAAATGAAATTAAATCGATTCTTGGAACTAATTGAATTAATATACAAAAAATACAGAACAGAATTATCAGTAGACCAACGTTCATTTTTCACAAAAAATCAAGATAAATTTTTAGTGATCAAAGCAATGTACATCACAAAAAAATTCGACGATACAAAATTGGAACGAACCAAAACAAAACACTTTAAAAGAGTTTGTGATAAATGCGGAAAACCGGAAACGGTAGTTGAATTAAAAGCGTGTCCCTGTGGAAAAGTTCATTATTGTGGAACAGAGTGTCAACGAAGCGACTGGAAAGAACATAAAAAGGTATGCGAAAACGTACGCATGAAAAGAGCCGATTCAGTATAAAAAATTTGTATTACAAATTTTTGTAAATATTCATAATGATCATACAGCAAATGCTATGAAAGTAAAAATCGCTTGATTCTTGATTATTCAAACTAAATTTTCGGTCTCCTACAATAATCCACTTTAAATTATCTTTGGAAATTCTACTATCGTCTTTCACGTCTGGAATGTAAATGTAATTAAAGGTGATATAAGGTTGGGCATCAAGAAAATGCGACAATACAGCGTCCACATTTTTGTTATTTGTAAAAAGAGGTCGAAGTTTGCATAAAATGGTAAGAATCGTCAAGTTTTTCTGTTCACTGTATTCAGAAGGAAGCAACATGTCAAAGAGGTGATACGTCTCGTTTGTATCGGCGACGTAAATAGGCAGTTTAGTGAATGAAATCATCTTTGAATTAAAAAAGTTTGGCATTGAATAATCAATTTTATAATTTTGATTTTGTGTGTTTATGAAACTATTTCGTGTATATTATTTTTCTAACACACACATTAAATGTGTGTGTGGATTTTTTTTTTAATTTTGAAATAAAAATCAAAAAATATCAATATTCTAAAATTTTTTAAAGCAAAACAGGTCAAAATACTTTTTTGATGAAATTTGAGACATTATTATTTTTTTGGTATTTTATAACATTTTTCTATAGAAAATATAATTTTATAAAAAAATATTATAAAATCATTTAAATATCCATAGTTAATAAAAATGAGCTTATCATGCGAGTTTTGTGCTATAGTTTTGAAATCAAAATACAATTTGAAAAATCACTTGGCAACTAATAAAAAATGTTTGAAATTGAGAGGTCTTGAAATGAGCTCGAATTTTATTTGCAAAGGTTGCAATTCATCTTTTGCAAATAAAACAAACATGTTGATTCATACAGATATATGCAAAGAATACATTATACTAAAAGTTGAAGAACAATATGAAAAAAAGTTAGAGACAATCAAAGAAGAATATGAAAAAAAAATAAAATCCCAAGAAACTAGTATTAATGAAGAACATAACAAAAAATTGCATGTACAAGAATTAGAGTATATAAAGCTGAAAATCCGTTACGAAGATCTTGAAAAACAACACGAAAGAATGATTTCCAAACTTGAAATGAAAATCTCTCAATGCGACTCTTTTATCCAAACGATTGCACGCGAAGGAAGTAACAAACCTACAACTACACACAATACAATCAATAATGTCCGGAATCAATTGTCATCCACTTTTACGCTGGATAATTTAGAGCCAAAGAAACTGGAGGAGACCATGCGTGAACATTATACAGAACGCGATTTCTTTGGTGGACAAAAAAGGTTGGCGAATTTCTTTCTGGAAAAAGTGATAAAGACACCGGACGATAAAATGTTGATTTGTTGTACAGATACATCAAGAAAGAAATTCAAAATTTTAGATTTGAGGGGAAATTTAAAAGAAGATATTGAAGCCAGAACATTATGCGAGAAATTGAAAATTCCGACGCAGATGGTGACGAAAGAGATTTACGATAAAGTGATTGTTCGAATTGATCAAGAGAGAGACAGGTTGTCTACCGACGATCGTTCACGGCGAGAAAAGCTGTTGGATGATACAATGAGGGCGCAGAGATTTTACATTGACAATTTAAATTTCGACGATTTGAATTACAATCAAGATTTCATGCATGAATTGTGCGTCTTGTTAAATGTCTAAAAATTAAAATTCTATTAATAAATGTCCAAACGTTCAAAATTTTCAGCAAATCCAGATAAAGAGAGTGCAAAACAATTTTTTTATGCTATGATTTGCAGCGAGCCAAAAGACATAATTAATATCATGGATACAATTCATAATCCAAAACTTAAAAATAAAATCAAAATACAGTATGCTGGCGGTAGTTACATTTTTACACTAGATGAAATGTTCACGTATCTTTTAGATGTACTTGAAAACTTCTCTGACTCTCGTTCAAATAAACGAAAATATTCCTTGTTTTTGATTGCACAAATCCTTAACGAATTGTACAAGAAACGAGATGTTTTATCAGAGGACCAAATCAAGAGATACGAGTCAATGCAAGAAATGATTGATTCTGTAATTGATGAAGGCATACTCTTAGAAATGGAGTATGATACAAAACGCAAAAAACTTCTTTCGACATTTAAGACGTGCAATATGTGTGGAAAAAGTGAGGATGATTTTGTTACACAAAAAAATCACTGTCCTTGTAAAAAAGTCATTTATTGTAGTCGAGAGTGTCAGCGACAAGATTGGAAAGATCACAAAAAAGTTTGCACGTACGTATAAAATAAGTATATTTATTTTATTCAAATTCGTGTACAATCAAACCCTCTTTTCGCCCGATACGCAATGCACGTCCAAGTACCTGTTTTTTCAACGTTTCGTCCATTTTGTGGTACAGAATAATATGGTCGGCGGCTTCCAGATTGATTCCAGCGCCATTAAATCTTGAATTCAGAAAAATGACAGATAGTTCGCCGTTCATGAAACGTTCCAATTTGGATTCGCGGACGGAACGTTGGCCGGACAATTCGGCGTAATCAATCTTACTCTCGTCCAAATCGTGGCGAATAATGTCAAGCGTTTCGTCGTAGGATGAAAACAAAATCACTTTTTTATTGTTATCAACACATTCTTGGATAATGCTGATCACCTTTTCTTTTTTTGTCGGCAATTTCTCTTTTTCTTTACCTTTCTCATCAATAAAAGAGAGATCGACAGGTTTCAATTGTTGGCGACATAATGGGCAGGTATGGTTCGTCTGTAACCATTTCATGATACAATTTCCGCAAAAAATGTGTTGGCAACATGATACCATCGTATGATTGCAAATTTTATCGTAACAGATGGAACAATCGTCGTCTAACATACCTTTGTATTTTTCTTCGATATCTTTCATTTCTTCTTCGCAGGCTTGTAGACGGCATTTCCATTGATCGATTTCTTTTTTGACGTTACGTCGTTCCCAAAATTCGATGGATTGTTTGCACATGATGATTTTTTCTTCCTTCTTTTTGCGGACAATGTCGATTAGATTGGTGGTTGAATAGATGTTTCCGCCGAGTTTTGTGATAGCTCCTTTGATATTTCCGGCACTTATCATTGTATGCGTTTCTTCGTCGATGTGATTGCGGAGAATGGATAAGATTCGAGGATTCATGCATTGGTGTACGATCGTTTGGACGGGAGGCATGTAAAAAGACTCCTTGATGAATCGTTCGCTATTCTTAACTACAAAAAAGTGTAGAAAATGGTAGGGTATTCCCCTCATAAAATTGCGCATGAAATTGTTTCCATTTCCTCTAATTGAGTAGAGACTTTCATAAGTAGCAGTGACAAGCCACATAAATCCAAAATTGATACTTCTCATGGATGGGATCGGGGTACTGGCCGCTTCATCAAAAATGAATCTTTTCCAAACGACTTTATCACCGACGATATCAACAATTTCATTGTATCTGTTTGTACTGACGAGTACGACGTCATGGTCACCGACTTTGAAATCGTTGATGTTTTTGCGGTTGGATATTTGGTAGACGGACAAACTGGGCGCATTGCTGAGATAAGTGGCCCATTGGTCCATGATGGAGATGGAGCAGACGATCAAGTTGGTTTTTATACGTTTTAAGGGGAAAGTTTGTGTCATTCGAACGGATTTATTCATGATAACAATATCGGATGCGAGATGTTCTTCTGATAAATTCCATTCCATTTTATCTCGTAAAAGTAAGGCGATGATACTGTAACTTTTTCCGTAGCCAGGAATATCGCCTAGAATTCCGAATTCGGTTTCGCAGTTGTAGCGATTCCCGATATTGATTCGTTTGTATTTTTCTAAATTTTCCATATTTTTGATGGAAGCTTTTTGGTGATCGTACAATTTAACATTTAAATTTAAAGGTTGGTATTCCATCTTTTATTAAAGCTTTATTTATTAAATTGAAATTATTTAATTAAAATGAAATCAAAGTAAAATGCAACGACGAAAAACGAATCCGTGGTGGAAAGAATTGGGATTTTCAAAAAAGAGCGAACTCGAAGAAAAAATTCGGTTGATTGTAAACAATTCGCCGCTATGTGAGCCATTATGTAACGAGCATACAGAATTCTTACTGAAAATACTTTGTCATCATCATCATTACGAACGAAAAATAGCTGGTATGAAACATTTAGAAATTCGTCAAAATCCATCGTGGAATGGACCGACTTTAGGAATTTGGGTAATTCGAGCGGAAAGTGAAGAAGACATCTCCTGGGTAACGGCATTAAAGCCGGATGGAAGACCGAGTGTCAAAGAGGATGTGAGCAATGCGGCTAGGTACGAAATAAGTCCCCAAATTCACGACTTTCACGAATGCGGGGAATGTAGTGTCTGTGAATTGTGTGGCAAAGATATGGTCAGGGGCTACAAATTGCATGTTGATCATGTGAAACCGTTCGAGCAGTTATTTTCGGAATTTCTATCAGTTGAAGAAATCACGTATTCTGATATAGAGACGGAGGATGTGGGTGGTGTCGAAAGCCGGTTTACAGATCGACAATTGGCGTCAAAGTGGATCACGTTTCATCGAGATCATGCGAGTTTGCGATTGACTCATAAATTGTGCAATTTAAAAAGGTAAATTTTTCAAATATTTGAAAAATTATAAAGTTAAGATTCGGTTGATTTCTTTGGTTATTTTATTGATGGTCAATTCACTCAGTTTTATTTTTTTGATAAAGTCTTTGATGGAGAAATTGTTGGACCCGAATTTTTTGGAAAAATGGTAATAAATGATTGAACTGGCTACACTTTGCGGCCTTGACCGATTGATGATACTGCTTTTATTTCTAATTTTTTCGTAAATAGAATTGATCGTTTTTTTATCATCTTCGGTATGGTTAAATTTCGTGATGTATTCATCAACGAGTTCAATTGGGGTGATATACTTGTTTACATTACTGTTTTTGGCAGAGTTCAAGTTTACGTGTTTTAGACCTTTCAAAATGATCCTTTTGTCCAAATTAAAGATGGAGCGGAGAGATTCGCAACTGTGCATTTTTCCGTTGATTTTGATGGAATGAAAGATGCATCCAAAGATGATGGCTTTTCTGGAATTTCCTCTGTAAATTTTTCCTTTGGTGACTTCTGTGTAGATATCATTTGCGAGATTTACGATTTTTTCAGAGAAACCGAATGTTTCGACGTCTTTAAAGATACTTTTGTCTTCTATTTTTCGGATATGGCATCTGTTTGGGTCAGAGTTTTTACGGGTATCGTCGCTTCCGTAATACCTCCAGTCTTTTTCGTAAGATACTATTTTGGAGACTTCCATGCCACATTCGACACACGAAACGATCCCGTTATCATTGATAATTTCTTTATGGGCACAGTCTTCCGATTCCAAATCAAAATCATCTTCGGAGAGATCGTCGAGAACATCAAATACGTCAAAGTCCATTTTGAATTTATATTACTTTATATTTATAAATTCAATTTTCAATCCAACAAAGGTGGAACACTTTCCTCTTCTTCTTCGCTTTCCTCTTCTTCTTCACTTTCTTCTTCTCCCTTGCTTTCTTCCTCGCTTTCTTCCTCGTCACTGCTGCTGCTGCTACTACTGCTACTGCTGCTGCTGCTACTACTGCTACTACTGCTGCTGCTACTTTCTTCGTCTTGATTGTGTTTTTCATTTTCAAACATTTTTAAGTCTTTGGTCAGAGAGTCGTCAAACACCAACCCTTTGCTTAATCGTTGGAGATCCCTGTACAGATCATCTAATAAAGAAGGAAGGTCGTTGGAAGGAGGAACCTGCAATTTTTTCAAAAATGCCAAAAATTCATCCGAAAAGCGGTTTCCGGTGTAATGATTTACAGTTTCTTCTGTTAACAATAACGTTTTCAAAGAAAAACAATAAATTCGATAATCTTCAATGTAGTAGACGATATCATTATCTTCTAAACCAATCTCATTGCACTCTTTTTCGGTGAGAGTCTCGTAAACTTTATTTGATTTAAAAGGAGAAAATTCTAGATTCAATAATTGAGCCATTGATTTATTTTTGTAATGTTTTAAGGAAGCAATAACTTTACTATGAATTTCTTTCAATTTCAATTTCACTTTTTCATCGATTTCGGTATGAAGTAAAGCGACTGTATAATCGTACACATTCATTTTTGGTACCAAAGGTTGTACCATCTTTCTATTTACTCTATTTACTTCTAGTTTTAATTTAGCTTCTTCTTCCATAAGATTCTTGATTTTTTCAGCATAATTTTCTCCTTTACCTTTTAATTCAAGGTCTATTTCAGTAATGACATAGTCTTTGTTGAGAGTCTTTAATTTTTCATTCATTTCTTGTATGATTTGCTGTTTTTTAGTTTCTTTCACTTCTTCATCTTCTTCTTCGTTTTGCTCGAGGTATGCCTTAAAAAGATCTTTTTTTACTAGAAAAAGAGCCATCTCCAATTTTTGTTTGTCTCTTCTCAAATTCTCTTGTTCCATTTCCACATTCTCTTTTTTGCGAAGCAATCCTTCTTCCTCTACCAATACTTTAAGAATATTGTCTCGCTTTAATTGCCATACGCGTTTATCTTTTTCGGTAACAAGTTTAGCCTTTTCATCGTCAAGTTGAATCAGTTCAAGTTCGGCTTTCTCAATCACCGATCTATCAAATTCTTTCTCTTTCGGTGTAAAAGCGTAATTGGAGAAGAATTTTTGCAAGTATTCAGATGATATCAACATCGGTTTATCAAACATTGTTTCAAATGGATTCTCGACATAATCTTCTACCAACGTATACTCACCAAACAAATTAAGTTCGTTTGCTTTTTCTACACACATATGACTATCTTTTTCTACACAATACACTATCTTTGGGTGTTTTACGGGACAATCGCACATATCAAACTTAAATTTGTTGTGATAGTTGCACAATGTTCCTTTCTCGGCAAAGTAGGGACACTTTTCACGGGAGATGCTAAAGACGCACCTTTCTCCCAAAACATGGTTGAATTCATCTGTATAAAGTGATTCCTCCGTCGGTTGTTTTAAGGCTACCAAAACATCTACATCCAAAAAGTTATCTCGAGTTAATTCGACTATTTTGGTTAGACCCGCCAAGAGTTTGGTGATCGCTTGATTTTTATATTCTTCGACTAATTTCTCGGCTACAAAGATTGCTTTGTCGAGCTCGGTACGATCGTCCGCCTTAAAATTATCTTTTAATTTTGAAACGATGAATTTTTTCACTTTGTCTTCGTATTGATAGACATACAGCTCATCGCACGTTTTGTAAACTCTCAAACTATTGATAAAATTGGATACCATTTTTTGTGCCATAAGAACAGATTCGGATTCAAACAATTCGTAGAGGATATCAGATTCCGATAAGTCCAAAAGATCGTTTAGATTCGAAGATTTCAGACGTTTATTGAAAACGATGGCTTCATTGTACATGTACGTCTTGTCCAAAAAGATAACGAGTTTTCCAAGACGTGTTAGTAAATCGTCGACTGTTTTGTGTCGATATTCTTCCATCAATTTATTTGAAAGATCGTTAACAGTTTCTTCTGGCAAAAATTTGGATAATTGAAGAATGACAAAACGTTTCAAATCTTTTTCGTGATTTATTGTCAAGTCTTTTGAATAATCTTTCTTTTTACCGATTTTCCATTCATTCTCTTTTTCATGCACTTTCTCATCGTTGTAAACAAACGTCGAATCTTTCAATTTGTATTTAATGATCACTTTGTACTCTTTTTCGTTAGAAGTGAACATAGTTACATTCTGATCTTGTTTTACGTCGCCACACAATAAAATGTCAAGATATTTACTTCCCCTGTAGAATACACCAGGTCTCGGTTTGGATTTTTCGAGCGCAAGTTTCTTTGGAAGCAAGACAAATTTGTTTGGAATATCATCATCCAAAAAGTTGACATAAAATTTGCCAGAATAACCTTTGATCCAAGATTTCTTGAAATGTTCGGGCATACAAGAAGTTGTGAAAAAAGAATCCGTTTCAATCAACTTTAGTTTCTTGCCAAAACCAGCAAGATTTTCCAATTTCATATTTAATTCGTATATTTTATTTTTCAATAAAAATTGGCTATCATCTGGATTGATTTTGCTACCATAATCGTACTCTTCTTTTTCAATGGATGGATCATCCTCGATTTCTTTTATCTTTTGTTCCAGTTTTTTAATTTTTAGATTATTGCTTTCATCGACACGTTTTTGAAGCTCGATCAATTGTTTGACTTCCTTGTCAAAGGTTTTATCGAGACTTACCAGATACCTAATATTTTTTATGTTTTCAGATGAAAATCGTTTGATGTAATCCATTTTCACCTTTTTGATGTCTTCGCAGACACATAATTCTTTCAAGATTGAAATCTCCTGATTCAAAAATTCTCGGATTTTATCAATGTTTTGGGCTCTGTAGGATTTAATATCTTTCAGATCCAATTTCGAATTCGTGAACGGGTCTTTAAAGACATACTCGCCATACGTCTCATTTGATAAGGTAAAATTGGTATCGGCAAAGTTTGTAAAGGGGTTCAGGTTTAGTATATCAATTTGCATTTGATACTCTTTCAGTTTTTCTTGTTCTTCTAATGATTTAGGAATTTTTGCGAGTTTTTCTTTGAGATCTTTGATATTTTTTGTAAATGTAGTTTTTAAATCCATTTCAAATTTTAATAACCAAACTTCCAAATCTTTTTCTTGTTCTTTTAATATTTTTAATGTATCAAACAATTTCTCTTTTTCACCATCATCGTCATCTTGAAGAATATCCAATTTCGTTTCCACGTCTTTGATTTTCCGTTTTACATCTTTTAAATCCTTCTCTGAAATCTGCTTTTGAGAAAGTTCGATTTTGCTGTATCTCTCATTCTTTTTCAATTGGTCAGATGTCATGAAAGAATTTTCCAGTGCATGGTATTTCTCAATTTCAAGTTTGTATTCTTCTTCATCCAATTCAACGAGACAATCTTCATTCGATTTTTTACGAATAATCTCGTAAAATAAAAGTCTGCTGTATCTGGTTAAAGGATTTGAATTTATGTATTGGCGAATGATTGTTTTAAAACAACTCTTCTTGACTTTTTGAAACAATTTGAAAAAAGATTGAATTGCATCTGAAATGTTAATGTATTTGTCAAGTTTTTCTGGAGTAATCTTATCCGACTCAAACAATAATTTCAAAACATTCGGCAATTTTTCACCGGCCTTAAACTTTTCAAGAGAGTCGACACAGTTTTCGAGACGTTGAATATACAGCTCCGTCTTATCAGATGAATTTAAGAATAACATTGCATCAAGTATCTTAATTTCTTCCAATTTATACATTTCATACGCATCAAGTTTCGCCTCATCACTTTGCTTCTCCTCCGCCTTTTCGTTCATCTGTTCAATCATCAATAGAATAACAGCCAATTCGCGCTTGTCTTTGGCCGTCGATTTCTTCTTTTCGAGCATTTTGTCTCGTTCGGCTTCTAGCTCTTCCAACGTTTTTGTTTTCTTTACAAATTTACGTTTGACTTCCTCCTCCTTTTTATCTTCCAGATTAAAAACCTTTAATTTATTGTACAATTCGACTTGTGTAAGCAAACCACCTTTATTGTTAAAAATCGAAATGTTGTTATCCGTCGCTTTTTTCTGCAAAACTTCCAACTTTGGCTTTTTTTCTTCTCTTACACCAATTCTTGAAGCAAAATCTTTCATTTGCTTTACTGTCATTTTAGCGTATTTTTCTGTAATTTTCTTCTTTTGTTTGCAAATTTCCAACCTTTTTTTTAATAATTCCAACTCCTTTTCATCTGTAGTCATTGAAATGGCATATTCGATCTCCTCAATCTCTTCTTCATTTTTATCTGGAACAATTGGAACAACGTTTGTTTCGTCCATTTTTATTAAAAGAAAAATTTATTTAACGCAATCTTTTAGTTAATTTTTATAGTTAAAAATTAAACAATGAATTCGTTTTCTTGAATATTTTAATTTCAGGTTCTTTTTCTTTCACACTTCCTTTGAATACAGATGGAGGAATCCTTTTAATCGCATCAATGTCCATTTTCAAATCGAAAACACCCGTTCCAATTTTAGGTAGTTTTCCAAGCATGATACTCGCCGAAACGCCATCTGTTGTCTCTTTCTCACTATTCAAACCCGCTTTCAAGAAATTTTCCAAACTTTCTTCGAATGACGCTTTTGACAATGGTCCTGAACCCACCTTTTTTTGTCCGTATCGACTAATTGAGATAATTGAGCCCGTATAAATCATCAAATCAACCAACAACTCAACATGGCTCGAATTTACAAAAGTACCGTCGCTGGTAACAACGTCCATGAATTCCTCTATCAAAAATTGCCGTGTTGCTTCAATCCCAAACACGCGATAAATTTCCCACATGTTATTGCACAACGTCTGTTTCTTGTCAACCAGTGGGTTTACAAACAAATCGTAGAGATTACTTCCTTCTGTCGTAATTACCCATTGTTCGTCTTTTTGGGATTTACGTTTTTCAAAAAAGATTTCTTTGATGCCTGAAATGCCCGTGATTTTTACATTTAATAATTGCGGCAAAATTTTATCTTCGATTGTAATCAATTGTTCGATTTCGTGTGGAATATCCTTGACCGAATCTTTTACCAACTCTACTTTATCCATTTCCTCTATTTCGATTTCCTCTTTTTCTACATCGTCTTCATTTTCTTTATCCTCCTTATCCTCTTTTTCATCGTCCTCGTTTTCCTTATCATCTTTTTCATCGTCCTCGTTTTCCTTATCATCTTTTTCATCGTCTTCATTTTCCTTGTCTTCCTTTTCTTCGTCATCTATTTCGCTACAATTTTCATCTTTAAATTCGTCGATAAAGACATCGATGATTCCATATGATTCGGGTTTGTAGAGGATTGTTACGGGGTACATGTCTTCCACAGCCTTTTTGATTTCTTTCATTTTGATTTGGTATTCGTACAATATATCCAGATCGACGGTTAGACGTAATCTCCACCCTAAATTCTTGTTGATTTTGTACATGTCGCAAAATAAGTAGTGCCATTTTTCCAACGGTCCCTTTACCAATTCATGTGATTTAACTAGTCTTTTTAAAGTGATTTCGGTAAAAGAGTTCCCGATGCGTTTCCGGATATCAAAAATTTCGTCGAACGATTCCGTCAGAAAAATGAGACAATTCACCATCTTTGGTTCTTTTGTCGCATTTAGCAACTCACTGAAGCGGGGAACTCCGGTAACGACAGTCTTGATAGTTAAGCCTGCACTGTGGAAAGAGTTTAAAGTCGTTTGCGTCTGGCGCTCACCTATACTCTGGGCCGTGATAATACCAACTGCCTCTCCGGCCTGGGTCAAAGTTTTGTAATAATATTTGACGATTTCTTTTTTGAAATTTTCATATATTTGAGGGTAAATCTGGACACTTTTCAAATCATTTCGTAACTTTTCTCGAATTCGACCTGCAATAGACTCGGCGACTTTTGTTGGAATCGACCTGTTTAATGGTATTAAAGTGCATATTTCGTTTATTTGTTGCGTTGTTAGGAATTGTTTATTCATTTTTAATTTTCAGACTGATTTTAAAGAATAAATCAATTTTATAAATGAAATGATAATTGAGGCTATATAACCTTTATTAGTAGGGGGTATATCCAAAACTTAACCCCCCCTGGTAGGGGGGTTAAGAATTTCTTAACCCCCCCCCCCCCCCCCCCCCCCCCCCCCCACCCCAACCCCCCCCTCCATCCCCCCCCCACCCCCCACAACCCACCTCCACAAATAACATACACAACACAAAA